TATTTGAGTACAAGTTCCAGCATACCCAGTTGTTTCTATTCCACCAGCGTCACCAAGTTGTAAGCGTATAGTGCTTGACCCATTTGTACTGACGCCATTAAACATGACAGTAATGCGCTTCACCCACGACGGGATAGAAGTAAAGTCAATGCTTGTGCCGGATGTAGATGCCTGCACAGTGCCAGAGGTGAGAACACCTACACCTGTCGGCGTACCCGCTGTGACTGGGCTGGTCAATGTCGGACTGGTCAACGCTACACCGGACACGATATTGGATGAAGACACGCTCCCAGCGGTATTTGGAATTGCATTCAGTACACTGGAGACATAGAAGCTCACTGTGGTGACTGTGTCACCTACCGTACATGCGTTAGCCAAGACAATTGTTGTTCCTGTGGTGGCTGTAAAGTCTGCGGCTGCAAGCCGTGCGCCGTTCCTAAAGACATCTACGTACCCAACGGTGTAGCTTGGTATGGTAAAGCTGGTCTGGCTTGCGGTAGCTGTGGTGTCTGTCACTGTCCTGTACGCAGTTGTGGTCACGCCAGATGCTGGGATGCCAAGGTAACGAACAGAGATGTTGCTTGTCCCGCTAGGCGGAGCGCCCGAGAATGTCAGCGTTGTCCCAGCTACAGAATATGTTGACGGGTCTTGCACCACACCAGTCACAGCCACAAGAATAGATGACGTGTTTGCCGGAGCCACCGTCATTGTGAAAGCTGTGGCCGAGCCATTCCCGCTGAACGTGTCAGTCAGGAAGGCTACTGAGATTGGTGTGTTGCCGATATAACTCATGGCATGGCTGCTTTGATTTCGTCTACGGTTGAGGCTGCATCAATGGCGGTTTGCATGGCGGCGTACTTGGTTCTGATCGTTGCTCTTGCCGCTTCTGCGCCTTCCGCCTGCCCGGGAATCTGTTTGGCAATGGCCTCGTCGTAGGGTTGGAACTCTACTGATCGCGCTGCGCGGCGCAGATTGTGGGCTACTGCTTTGGCTTTGGTGATGTTGATGGTAATCATGTGTACTCCCATGCTGATCTAAATGTGCGGTCGTGCTTAACAACGCCAAACTCATCAAGCACTGGATTTCCCTGTGTATCAAGCTCAAGCGGAAAATCAGTAATGTCCACAATCTTGAATGGCTTGCCAGCAGGCACGTCCTTGGCTGCGATCTCTTCAATGGTAAAGCCGCAGTCAGGAGCGGGAATGAGGACTTTTACGCCGCCATCGTCTGTTGGGTAAATGATTCTTGAGTTCATGGTTGCTCCTGATTAGCGGAAGATGGAAGCGAATACATATACCGGGTCATACTGGTTAGTCGTACTAGTATCTTGCGTTGACATTCTAAAAGATGAAGTAGTTGGCGTATTTCCTGTTGGGATGGAAACTGTTACCCGAGAAGTTCCGGTAGACCCCATTACCGACATGGACACAGAATAGTTCGCATCAGACATTGCAGTCGTAAAATTAACTGTATACTCACCAACACCTACATCAGTAATACTCGACACATTACCACTTCCACGAATAGCCACAGTACCTGTGCCGTTGAAGTTCACCCATGCTCTACACATATAAAGTGGCGCAGTACCAGACACAGTAGCAATTTGCGCTGAGTTGATGTTTGGTGTTGTCAGTGTTGGGCTGGTTAAGGATATGGGGGCGTCCAAACCTGCTTGACTGATTGTGCTTACTGGCATTATTGTTCCTTGGGATACTTTGCTTTGACTGCTTGACAATCAGCAATGTACTTATCAATCTGTGTTTGATCGCCTTTGACTACGCCATCAAGATAGTCTGTAATTGGTGGGTATTCGGATGCTCTCTTTTGTGCGTAGGTCAAACTTGCCTCAAGTGCGGCTTGCTCTGCGGCACGAATTAAATTTGCTTCTTCCTCTGTGATTGCAGTGCATTGAGGCAACCAGACCGCAGGGTCATCATCATTGTCAAGCCAATACAGTTTGTTTTCTGAGTCTTTAAAGTGTGGCATTATGTATCCTTACCTAAGTTCTGCCCAATATTGAATCGTAGTACCACTATTGCTGTTTGTGATTGAATAAGTACCGCTTGGAGGAACAATTCCCATATTAGTAACATTATGAGGAGTAACGAGTGATGCAGTGTAGTAATCATTATCCTTAAATGAAGAAACAATAATGCCATTAATAGTAAGTATTGCTAGATTATTACCAACACCGGAATTTGAAGTTACTTGCACTTGAATAGGTCTACCAGTAGTATTTGTATAAGTTGTACCAACAGCCCTACTACCAGCTACATTTTGCCAAGTCTGCCCATACCCCAATGAACTCATTGCATTTAAAGCCTGACCGCCGCATCCTTGGATCGTTGACGGCGCAGTTGCCCATGTGCCTGCGGTTGCTTGAGTAGATTGAATAAATCCAATAACACGGTATGCAAGAGATGTTCTAGCTGTGGTGGAATAAACTACGGTTGCGCTGTCCGCACCGCCAGAACCACCTTCAGCAGTGGTAGAAATCAAGTTAGTTTCATCAAGCTGTGTGCCGCCAGAAATGTTTACCGCCGCCAGTTCAATCGTTCCAGCGTTGTTGAGGGCAATGACCACAATCCGAGAAGCAACTGCATTTACCGTTCCAAGAGTTGACCCGCTTGAAATAACTAAATTGGCAGGTGTGCCAGAAACTGTAGTAACAGTACCGCTATCAAGAGTGGTGGAGCGGAAATTCAACGTCAACGCAGAAGCAGAAATAGTCAACGCATTAGCCGCAACAGAAGCAGAAATTGGCTGTATTTGTGCTGGGATTGGAGGGGCAGACCACGCATTGTCGCCACGCAAAAATGTAGAAGAGCTTGGTGTTCCTGTTGCTGACAATTGAGTTAACCCAACCGTACCCTGACCCGGTGCAATCACCTGCGTGATCGGGCTTGTGTAGTACACATAGATGTTGTTTGTACCACTGGACGGGGCCGAGGTAAACGTGATGGTGTTGCTACTAACCGTGAAGGCATCCGATGGGTTCTGGGCTACGTTGTTGACAACCGCCTGTACCTGAGCCACAGAAGCCACCGGGCGAGACAATGTAAACGCCGTGGTCGAGGCATTTCCACTGAAATAATCAATGGCTGGTGTAAACCCTTGCGTGGTGTTAGTGTTGCCTATGTAACTCATGTGATGTTCAGTACAGAAGTGACAACGTCAATTGATGATGCGGTAGAGGAGACAACCTTCAACGCATCTCCAGTAATCAGCACAACCTTTTGGTCTCCGCCGACAACAACCAATGCGCCGCCGACAGGAACCGTGGCTCCTTCAACCAAGTAGTAATCTACCGCAGACCTTGTGAAGTACACGTCGACAGTTACTGGGCTTGTGAGCGTGTTTGCACAGGACATGCCAATGATGGTTGTCTGTGTTGACGCTCCGATAGTCACGACAGTTGCCGCCGATGTCCCGACAGATTTGTTTGCGTAAGATGTGAATACATTTGCCATGATTTATCCTAGTGCGATTGCAAGAGCAACGGCTGTACCTACTGGGTCGACTTGCAGATTTGCTTGTGCGGCGGCAATCACTGTTGAGCTTGAAGCAGACACCTTTTGCCACAAACTTGAACTCGTGTTGTATACAAGTATCTCTCCATTTGTTGGAGTTTGAGCAGACACATTGTGCAACTCGTCCATCTCATAGCCGTTTTGCACCTTAACAAGCAACTTACCTTGTGTTGGGTGAGCGTGGGCAACAACAGCTACATAAACCAAATGGTTAGGCGCATAAGGCTTAGTTGCAGTCAAAGTCCCTGCTGTGGTTGGGCTTAGATAAAGTTGCGCTCCATCTGTATATGCTGATGTATTGAGATTCTGAATCAAACCAATGATTGTCACATATCCATTGGAGTTATTAGATATGTCAGCAGTAATCAAACCTAATGTTTGAGCTGAATTTGTGTCGTTATTTGCTTGTGCTTTGGTTACAGTTGGAAGTTGTCCTGTAGCACCAGAAATATAGACTGCTGTGCCTTTAGTAAGGGTTGCACCAGTAGAATTTCGCACTTGCTCAACAAGAACTGATGCTGGTGATGTTTGAGATACAGCAAGATCAACAGCCGCTCCAACTTGAGTAACGACAATACTCCCATCTGCTGATGCAACAGATTCAATCTTGTCTGTATTTAGATTGCTGAAGTTGGTATCGACCTCCGTGTTGGTTAACGGCGATCCTTTAACCGAGCGAAGGACGATTGTTGACATTTACGACCCCAATCAAGATACGGTGATAGTCCAAGTGATGCTCATTGCATCATCAACACCCTTGTTGACCACAGAGAACACAGTACGACAGAGCATTGTTCCAGCAGAGGACGCATTGAATATGCCAGCCTCTGTCACTGCGCCTGTACCTGTGCCAGCAGGGAACGATGCTACGTAAGTCGCCACGTTGGTAGAGCTTGTTCCGCTGGTCAACGCTGTGCGTGAGGCAGCAATGACAGTTTCAAGGGTTGTGTTACCGACCGCAGCAGCAGTAGTCCCTGTGCCAAGCTCCATGTGGCTCATCACGTTGCTGGCTGTTCCAACCATACGTGAGGCAATGAATGTCTTGCCAGAGGTGACAACCAAGTTCTTTACTTCACGGCTGTCCTTGAGAGAGCCATCAGAACCGAAGACATCGATCTTCAAAGATCCGGTGATTTTTAATGATTCATCAAACATGTTTTTTCCTTGTTAAAAAGTTCTGTAGTCACCAACGTAATCTTCTGCAAAGTACGTCAGATCACAATATCCTTGAGAGAACAGATAGCCACTGTCAGATGACGTTGCGGAATCTTGGATTGCCTTGCCGCTCAACAACAACACCAAGTCAGAAGAAGACACGACGTTGTTTGTAAAGTCAGCGAATGAAATTGTTGTTCCATTCACATCAGACAGGTCGTTCAGTGCAAACGAATCAAACAAATACTTTTCAAAAGTAAATGCCGTGCTGTCGTTAATAGGCGCACTATCTGAGAATGACCTATTAAATGTTGTTACTATCGCTAGAGCATCAGATAAAGATACCGTCTCTTGAAACAGACGCACATATATTAGAAGCACACTGAGTACATCCGACAAAGATACAGACTCTGACTTGCCAAGAGAAGTATCTCTAAACTGAAAGTCCGAAAAAGAAATCGATTCCGATGGTGACTTTGCAAAAGAGATAACGCTTCCATCTGTCAGCACAACAGATTCTGTCGTGTACCGGAACAGGCCAGAGTTGTCTATCACTACATCCAAAAACAAATTGATGTATGCAATGTCAGCCGCAGGGATTGTGTAGGACACTGCCGCTGTCGGAATGACCTGCGACCGTGTGACTACCGGAGTGATCTTTGATATGTCTGCTTTTGCTAAGACGCGATCAGACTCAACGACCGCATCAACCAGAGTGACGCTTAATCTAGGCTTGGCATTCTGAGTAGATGCCGATACCTTCCCGACCATTTAGAAGTCCTCGCGGATCTTGAACTTCAACAAGTCATAGACAGTTTGAATCTGACCATCAGAGAATGTGATCTCGATCTCGCCTTCGTAATCTCCTGCGTCCCCGGTCAGCATGGCTGGGGTAGAAGCTGGATAGAAAGCAACCTGCCCAGCAGCGCCAGATGTCACTGTTCCTGAAACTGTTGCTTGAAGAGTTGTGCTACCAGTGGGGCGGAACTTTAAGACAACGGCTGCGCCAGTGATGTTGACTGGATCACCTGTTGTCTCGTCAGTGATTGTGCAGACAATTGCTGGTCGAGTGTCGCCTTGGACGAGTTTGATTTTGTCTGTCATGGGTTCCTCATCAACTTTACTCGCAAACTTGATCTCACATTGCCACGAGCAGCACGTTGCCTTGCGTCATTCAATCCGGTTATGTAGCGAACCTGATTGAAGTTTGCGGACTCAGCATTTGAGTACGGCTTGCCGGGAGTGAGCATGAGTCTCGCCTTTGTTCCGAATCCAAGCGTCTCTCCCCAGATTTCAAACAAGAAGTCTGCAACTTCTGTCATTGTTCTCAAGGGGACAAGCGCCGCTCTCATTGTAAGGGCGGAAGCATACTTCTGATCCGGTATTGGAAGGATTGTGAACGTGTCGACATCCTTTTGTGTGTATCCGGCAGGTGGGCCTTTGCTGGCCGTGTAGCCAGCGATACTGGTTCTATAGGCATCTGGTACGCCAATGTCGTCCGGAGCCAGCGGCTCAAGCTCCTGACCCAAGTACCAGACCTTCATAATCTTCTGGATGCGGTAGTTCTTTGGAGGCTCTAGATCGTAGTCTGTCACGTTCTCGTATACCGTAATCGGGTCGAGCGTTTCTTGATAGATCAGGCTCTTCTCGCAGAACTCGACAATTGTGTTTCTCAGGGCGCGGATCGCCATGTCTGATGGGCAGCCGGGTACATCTGGGAGGATCTCTGGCAGGAATGATTCAAGTGTCTTCATGTGATCCCCAGCAAGCCAGCTTTAAATTTCTGATACAGGGAGGCAGACCGGCCATCCACTGCGAACTCATCATCTCTCAACTCTGCCCGATGAACAACGTAGTCCACCATTGAAAGCAGGTAGTCGTCAGAGATGGGGATCGTTGATGCCGCCGTGTATGAGGCGAAGGAGGTGGTCAGGTTAGAGAGGAACAGATCTGGCCTTACTCGTCGAGCCTCAATCAGCGCCGAGCGAGCGTAGCTCATCAACTGGGCCTCCGTATATCGAGGAGTTGGATTCAGCGCAGTGATTTCATCATTGAGCAGTATCCGAGAATCGTCCATCACAGTTTGGAATGTTGCCATTTATACTACCAAAGTACCTTTCTAGCCCAGTGATTCGCACTGAACACATCATCCTTGGTGGACTGACCGCTTTTGTTTTTGATACCTGCTGACCGAGCAAGGTAGTTTTTTCTTCGATCTGCGTCCTTGTGTTGGGTAAAGTCTTCCATTCCCCGCAATCCAAAGCGCACGATCTTGACTTCGTCGCCCTTCTTTGCAAGGACAACCTTCTTTTGCTTTGCCCCTGCTGGCGCATTCTTTGGCTTGTTGAAGCCGTCAAACTCTTGTCCTCTATAGACGAGCTTGCCGCCCTCTCGTTTAACGTCCTTGGCTTTCATGCGGCCTCTTTGTGGAGTAGGACTGTGATGTCGTCTTGAATAGACACTTCATCATCCGTTGGTTTCTTGGGCTTTGTTTCTTCCAGAACGACCTCGTATCCCATTTCCAACAGGCTTTCGTCGTACACCACTATCCTGCCCGTGCGTTTGTTTCTCATAAACATGCGATTCTCCCAACTGGAATACGGTCGTTGGCTGAATTGACTGCAACGACTCGCAGATTTTGACACATCGCTCGTCCCAGCCTTTATCTCTTTGCCAGTAGCACCCGCTACACGGCATGTCTGATCCTATCCCAACAACAGACTCAGAGCAATCAAAGACAAAGTCTTTGGTGGTTGGGCCAAGGACAGCAACTGTCGGCGTGCCAAGCAATCCGCCAATGTGCGCCATGCCACTGTCGTTGCCGTACATGACGGTGGCGCTGCCGATCAGTTCAAGGATCTCTGAGGCTGGCCGGTTCCAGTAAAGCCGAGATGATGGGATCTTTTCAAGAGACTCTCGATCTCTACCGGAGCCTATGGCTACGACTACGTACCCTGCATCTGTTAACAGATTAGACAGATCTGTCCATCTGTCGGCGTTCCAAGAACGTACCGACCAAACACTTGTAGGTACAAGAACCGCCAGCTTCTCAGCTTTGGTGTACTTGGTTACCTTCTCTGGCCTCTTGGCTACACAATCTGGGATCTCGTAGTAACGGCGCAGGTTCTGGACGTACCAGTTTGGCCTTGATCCACCAGACCCTCCGGATCGGAGTTGGCCCTGATAGTCAAGGTTTGCATCTGCAGAGAAATCTGTCTCTGGGCAAATGCTGACATTGGGGTGCGAAACAACGGAGAGCCAATCAACATGCCTCGTATGAAGCGTGACGTTGAACCCTTGATCTGCTATTCCGCAAGCCGCATACATTCCACAGACAGCGTCCCCAATCCCCACCGCAGAGACATAGAACGTAACGTCCTTCGTCTGCTTCGGCGGATCTCGTGGATCATCCTCATACTCTGCGTAGTATCCAAGCTCAAGCAAAGATCTATCGTAAGCATGAAGTTTGCTGGTTTGTGTGTTGCGTATATAGAGCATAAAAAGGGAGGAGGCCGAAGCCTCCCCCAATTCCTCGGCAACTGCTTAGGCTTTGGAAACCAGTGCATTGACCAGAGCTTCAGGCTTGGTCACTTTGTAGCCGTAGACATTCAAACCACGAACGATGTTACCGAATGTGGATTGAGCGCGGATGGTCTCGACGTTAGCCATCTGTGAAGCGAAAGAGATCGCATCACGAGTGCCAGCCAAGATGTTCCAGCCACGAACGTCAGCAGCAGTACCTGTACCGCCAGTAGATGAGTCGGAACCCAAATCTGTTGCGTTAGGCAGGCTGTTGGAGACGAACAGGGTGAAGCGGTCGATCATACCCAACTTACCGTTACGCAAAGGAGACTGACTGTCACCAGTCAAGTACGCTTGCTTCAGGTCAGAGTTCTTAATCATGGCGGCCATCCATGAAGGAATAACCAACCAACGACCAGTCTCAGGAACGTCTTGCTCGTCCAACACTTGGCCCATGTCCAAAATCAAGTCCAACACGTTGGTCTTGCTGATGGCGCGGGTAGCGTAGGTTGTACCCAAGTTGATGTTAGCGGAGAGAACGCCAGCGGTTGCGCCTTTGTTGGCGGTTGCTGCGGCTGTCTTCACACCATTCAACACGTCAGTGTCGATAGTGATCTTCATTTGCTCGCTGGCATCGTTGGTGAACATGTCCATCAACTTAACGTCGGCTTGAACGGCATCAACGTCATCCAACACCACAGAGAAGTATTGACCTTGGTCAATGTTCAACTCTAAAGGAGTAGATGTCGGGACTTCGTTTGTCAGATTCATACCCTTGGTGTATGAACGGATAGTGATGGTAGGGATTGAACGGATATAGACTTTGTCGCCTTGACCCTTGATCTCGCCTTCCCAGTCGTTGTTGGTGATCTCTGCAAGAACAGTGCTCTTGTAGAACTTGGCTTGCAACTTGCCAGACCAAACTTCAGGGATGAACTTGGTTGTACTGGCAGTTGAATACTGGGGATATGCTCCGCTGATAAGGGCTGCGGAACCTGAGCCTGCTACTCCAATTGACATGATTTTTCCTTAAAAGAAAGATTGATTGTTTGGGTCATCGAATACGACCCTCGACTGATGCTGATGCAATATCAGCTTCAATGGCAACTGCGTCTGCATCTGTGATAGTTCCTCGTCTCACCCTGTCGTAGAAAATTGTGATTTCTGCGCGAGTCCAAATCTTCTTCGATTGCGGTGTTGAAGGAGCTTGGTTTGTCGGTGGGACAATTTGCTGTTCCATTGATGCGGCGCTTTGTGCCGCCCACGATTGTGATGTCTTCTTAAACGTGTTGAAGAATTTCGCAGCACGAACTGGATCACGTTGCTGTTCTGCTTTGCCGAGAAGCGACTGTCTGGTTTCTCCTGTAAGGTCATCAACACCATCGAGCCAATTTAAAAAATTGGTGTCAGCGTTAAGGGCCTCCCAGTCGGGAACCATTTCGGTCAGTGATCTGAAGAAGCTGTCTTGAACAACGTGTGACTGAACAGATTTAACTGAGTCAATTTCGGATTTGAGTTTTGCGATCATCGCATCCTTTGAGGCCAGTTCTTCTCTGGCAACTCGACGGGCTACGTCAATCAAACCCTCACCATATTGCTCAATCTCCTCTGGCTTCACCAGTAGTTCAGGAGGTTTGGCGTTCTTCATCTCTTCGAGTTGATCCTCTAGAGATTGAAGGCGGCCCTTCAAATCTTTATTCTCGTGTGCAAAGCGAGGAACTTCAGCGTTGTACTTCCCTTGTAAAACCTTGAATCGGTGTTCCCAGCTTTCCTCTTGAGGAGGAGGCGGAGAGTCAATAGTAGGTTGGGGAGTTGGAGGGTCTTGCGATTCAACCGGAGGTTGAGGCATTTGCTCCATCTGGCCTTGCTTCTCTATCTCTTGCAAAATTTCATCTGCTCGCTTTTCAGCGGCGATTACTGCACGTGGTAATGTCGACATCTTTTCTCCGTGAGCCGAGACAGTCACATTCGAGTCTTGCGGTATTCGAGTGATTTGTTCGGTGTTCAACGGTTGCTGGGAAGGCCAGCACCTGTTGCAGCAAAATGCTGCTAGACAGTCTTTCGACTATCTACCGCAACTTTCGGATAACCTCTTCGGCATCCTTTGATTTTTCTAAAAACTCACTCACAGCCTGCGCCGCTCCTTGCTGCCAACGACAGAGGACTTCGTCCTTTGTACTGGCGCTGTCACGATACAGGTCTTGTAGTGAGGCCTCCATCCATTGAAGGATGGTCTCAAACTGGTTGTTGCCCTTGAGTGATGCAAGGGCGTTTAGAACTTGTACTGATGGCTTCTGAAGCATTACTTCTTTGCTTCTTTGCGTTCACGCTCTCGGCGCTGCATTGGTGTCTCGAAGTTACTAAAGTAATTCGACACAGCGTCCGCACCCTTTTGGAGAGTTGTCTTCATATCAGTTTTTGGTCTATTGTCTTTTGGGACAGGTGGTGATTTCATTGTGTCAGAGAACATGGCGGTCGAACTTGACAGAGGCTGCATGTTTCCTGCCCTGCGTTTTGCTACGTCTTCAGAGAATGATTTAGCCACATTCGAAGAAGACGGAGAAGCAGCGGCTGATGCAGAGTTGGCATTTGTATTAGCCTGCTTCTTTTTATTTTCGGCGGCTTTCTTTTCGGCGGCTTTTTTGGCGGCGGCAGCTTTTCTGGCAGCGGCGGCAGCGGCGGCAGCGGCAGCGTCATTTGACGAAGCGGCATTTGACGAAGCAGCGGCGGCAGGAGCGGCAGGCAGGTCTTGCACGGCGGCTCTTGGTTTGGTGACCGCCTCAACGACAGCAGCTTTGTATGTTGGCTCTTCTGCTTTTACTTCTGCTTTTACTTCTGCTTTTGGCTCTGCCTTCTTCTCAAAATCCATTCCGCCCGACATAGCATTTTTCTTCGCAACATCAGAGTCTTTCATACCTGAATCGCCAGTGATGTTTGACGGAGAAGACTCAGCTTGCTTGTCACGAGTGAAGAATGAGCGAACAGATTCAACAGCAGATTTGAGGCGGTTCAAGTTTTCTTCTCCTGCCTTCATGCGGCGGTCGTAGCTGCCGGGATCAACCACACCAGAGCGAAGATTGGTATCTCCAATCTCGTCAGCAGAGCGAGTGCGAACAGAGCCGCCGTCAGCAAACTTGCGAACAACAGGCTTTGGTGCTTGAGGCATGTTGTTGTTTGCTTGAGAAATCTTTGAGTGAAGGGTGGACATGCCAACCTTCAGCTTCGGATTCATAGTTGAGGGAGAAGCGGGTGAGCTAGTCTTGGCGTAGCTCTTGTTTTGCCAATCTGGTTTCATTTCTTTTCCTTCAACTTGTTGATCTGCTCCATGACCTTAGCGATCAAGGCCTTGGCTCGCTCAACGATCTGGGCAATCATTTTCCGGCCTTCATGCACTTGCCCATAGCAGCGCACTTCTTGGGGGCTGGGCAACCGGCGCATGGCTTGAATGCCTTGCCGCCATCCGCCATCTTCATGCTTTTGGCTGAAGCCATCATCATTTTCTTGGGGGCTTTTTTGGCTGCGTCTTTCATAACTTTGCCGCCATCTTTGTAGCCTGCGGGGATCATTCCTTTTTTGGCAGTTTTGTTCATCATGCTGATACTCCTTGTTGAGGTTGAACGGTATTCATAGCAGGAGGCGCTTGGTCTCCGGCTGGGTTTGTTGCTTCGGGTGCTGCAATCTGTTGTTGTGGCATTGTGGCTTGTAGTTGCTGCATTGCCATTTCGATCTGTTCTTTTTTGAACTTCATCATCTCTGTCGACGGAACCAATCTGTCGGTGTCCATCTGGAGACCCATTGCAGTTTCCCGCAACAGATAAGCAGCACCTTCAGGCCCAACGATTTGCAGGGCGATCTGGTTGCTCAAGACCAAGTTCAAGAACTCGTTGCGACGGACTTGGATCTGCTCTTTGGCGATCAAGCCCATTGCTCCCTTAGCTACAACCTTGAAGTCACCCTTGATGAAAGGGTCTGGGTTGTAGATCATGTTGTGAACGTAGAAGCGGGTGACCACCATCGTGACCACGTCGTCAATGGTTCCGACAGATGTCTTGATTCCCTTGGCGGCATTGTCCATCAGCATGGATAAACCAGAAGCTGTTCGGCCAGCACCACTTGCACCAGAGCCAGAGCCGTAGATGTAGTTAGGGATACCCGTTACTTCGTCCGCTTGTTTGGCAAACTGGTTGTAGATGCCCATCAGTTCAGCGGCCTTCATGTCAGGCATGAAGAAGCGAACCCCGGGCTGACCACCACCTGTCTTGTCGGATGTGGTTTGCCAGATCTTCCAAGGATACATCTGGGTAACGTCTTCGCCGTCGGCCAATCTGTCCACGGCCACTTCAACCTGTGGGCCAGATCCGATGCCCATGTTGTTCGCCAAAGAACGTGCGGCCGCATTGCACATGATCTGCACATCGCGCATGTTCTCGGGGAGGGCTGTGCCCCAGAATGCACCGGGGATAGATCTCCATGAGGCGATCTCGTATGGACGCTCGCCCAGTGGATCTGGGTTGATGACGGCCTTGATGGTGAAGCTGGCAACTTGCCAAGCATTGATTTCGTAGACCTTGTTGGGATCTATGTCCTTCATTCCCCACTGGATCAGGAGATCTCCCATCACTGGCCCCCAGAACTCCAATGCTTCGATCAGGTGATCGTTGTGCATTTGAGAATTGGTCTTGCCTTCTAGGTCATCTCTCTGTTGGTCGCCGTACTCGTTGTATCGGTAGCCAGCTTTTCCGTAGCGGATAAGGACTTGGTCGATCTCGTCGTCGGAGTATCCGGGTATACCCTTCATGGATTCCAAGGTAGAGGCCGACAGGCGGTGTCTCTGGATCAGGAAGCCGTCATCCACGCCCATTGAGTTGGCGCTTGGGAAGATGTCGTAAGGGGAAACCCGAGATACCTCACGAACCATGTCTGTTACGACGATGGGCGTGAAGTCTGGCCCCCACTGGAGATTCTTCTTGCGGCGAACGCTTGGCCCCTTGAGGATAGCGGTCGGGAAGGTGACGAAGTCGTCGATGAAGTCCTGCATGGCAGGTTTGAACTTACCCTTGTCCAGTTGGTCTTGGATGACCTTGGACATTCTTTCTGCTGTGGCCTTGGCTTCTTCCTTGACTCGCAAAGAAATCATGTCTTGCACTTCGGCCAGACGCTTGCGGAATGTCTCTGGGTGGAGTTGCTGACCGGCCATCACGTAGTCTTCAGCTTCTGTGCGGACTAGGTCGATGATGGACATGCGAACTTCTGGCGGGATCTGTGGTTCTTGTGAGGGAACGAGATCGAAAGGACGGTCTGCTTGAAGCATCACGTCCTGAATCCAAGACTTGGCAGCGGCGCACTTCACGTCTGTCAGCATCATGTAGATGTCTGAGCCACCAGTGTTGGAGATGTCGATGGCTTTATCAGGATCGTATTCACCACGGCGCTGGCGCTCACACTTGAGCAGTCGCTCAGTGATGTCCTGCTTTGCCATCTTTGCTTGAGTCCAGCAGGAATTGATGTGCCCAGAGATGCCCATTGCGATCAGGTCGGAGTTATCCACGCCTTGTGCTTGGACGGCGCTGATGTCTGCTTCGACTGGCGCTGCTGCCTGATACACCTGTGTCATGGTTTATTCCTCATGTCCATGCTTTGCTGGACGCTTTTTTAACTGGTCGTGCCCTCACCTCTACTCTGCCGCTTCGTGCTGCTAAACAGAGGTACTGGAGTGCATCGTGGGGATGGCTGTATTTGTCTTTGACTGGTCTGTCGCGGTATCTTTCACCAGCAACCTTGAGTCGTTCGTACCTGAACCCGCCGAGGAAACCTTTGCGTAGTTGTCGGCAGTTCGGTGAGAGAAGGAACCCCGCTTCTCCCCCAGCCAACTTGTTGAGGAAGTACGCAACAGATTCTCTGCGTGGTATGAAATCATTTGTGCTTGCTGGCTCGCTTGCAATTCCGGCCTCTAGTAGTTCTTGGTAGCAGGTTCTCTCATCTGCTTGAGATCTGTGTGTACCGGCTGGGTCGCCAGCGGAGATGAACCTCATTCCTGAGTAGGTTGTCATCAGGGCTGGTTTCACAATCTCCTGAGCAAACTGTCTGATGCCCATGTCTTCGGCCACGAATTCTTCAAGGATGACAAGCTGTCCTCTTGAAGTTATCTGTCCAACAATGCAAGCAGGTGTGAGTCCGAAGTCCCATCCGAGGTAGAGAGGCAGTCCTCTATTGACTTCAAGCTCTTCTTCGGCGGTGTGGATTCTGTCGTTGTATTCTGGGTAGACCGGCTTGCCATCGGCGGTTGTTCCGTACTGGCCGAGGACGAAGACTTTGATCCAGTCGTCCGTCTTGCCTTTGACCATCTTCAGGTAATACTCATACCCTTGAGGAAGATTGAACACATTCTCCGCTTCTGAATTCGGCTCATACCGGACATCATCGCCCTCTTGGATACGAAGGAGACCACCCGGTTGGTTAAAGAATTCCCATCCTTCGGGGGTGTCTTCTTCTGCAATTTTGTAATACCAGTGATCGTCGTCAGGCGGGTTGGTATCAAGGATAACGCATGGATGTACGGGGCCGCCGCCGTGAGTCTTCGCGGGGTAACGACCGATACGCTGAGTGACCATGTTGAAGACTTCATGCGGAACCTCTGAGGCTTCATTGATCCAAGCTCCAGTAAGTTCGAGGGATCTCAGCTTTCCGGTTTCGGATGCCTTGTCCAGCGCGATGAAGATAACTTCCAAGTCCAGCCCGTTGCCGTCTCCACAATCTTTGATCTTCATGTGGGCGGTGATTGGGGCATCCCACTTGATCGGGGCAAGTTCATCATTGAACCATGTTTGCCAAGTCTTGATCGTGGTGGACTTGAGTTCGGGATAGGTATTCCGAATGACCGCCCATCTTGCTTTTCTCCAGCCATTGTGGGGAGTTTGCTTGAGGGAGTGCTTGACGATCTCCATACAACAGGTTGAGGATTTTCCAGAACCTACTGGCCCTTTGATTCCTCGGACATCAGCCATTGAGTTGTGGAACTCAGCGGCCACTTGTCCCGGCGGGTTGTATTGGATGACGGTCATTCAGGCTTTACAAAATTTGAACCAATCAAGAATGTAACATTCTTTGCATCCGTCTCATGCTTGACAGAAGCCAAGTTCGGCAGGGTTTTGTCCAGCAACATTTCAATTGCTTTGATCCGAGCCGCAGTCAACTTGGCAGTCCCCTTGCCCAAAGCAAAGTTTTCCAATGTGGTAACCAAGCTCGACACTTGAATTTTTTCTCGGACAGCAACGGCGTGTTCTTCCCGAAGCTGCTCCCGACGGGCGCTTACTGCCTCAGTAGATTTCTTTGTTGCCATTGTTTCCTCTTGTAGTTGTTGGCTAATCGCTACGTCTATGGGTCATCCCCGCAGGTACGCCGACAGCATCCGCTTTCACCAACACGGCTGGAGACTGGTCGCTTCGATCTCAAGGCTTGTACTTCGCCCAGATACCAATCTCCATACGTCTTGAGATGGTTTGACCATCATTGGCAGGGAATATACCCAGTTGATCCGCAATATGCAACACCTTTTCTGGCAATTCCTGAATCCAGACCTGATCTCAGACACTCATTCCAGTAGAGTGGGTTATTGGGTTTATGGGTTATTGGGTTGCATCCTGTTTTCAGCTCTGATTTCAGAACTGATCTCAGAGAAAATGAGTATTTTGTAGAAAAATTTAGTAGCGGTGTTTGTATAGACCCCGTGGTTTTGGAGACTGGTGTAAGAAAAATGAACTTGTTCTTGTGAGTTACCTATAGCTAGAGGCTCGGGACGCACGTCACGCACGCACGGGCCACGCCACCCCGTCACCCCTGTAGCACCCGCATCGCACGCCGTGCCCACACAGTCCCTCTGGGACAGAGATCGACAGATTTATAGGCTCAGAGACCAATTAAACGGTGATTTAGCCCTCTTTAGAGGGATAGGGGTGCATTGTGTGGTGGATTGATCGGGGTAAATGTACGTATTTCCTACGGAAACGTGCGTGATTTACTGAAACTTACTTTTTCCCTACCCAAAATCTCAATCATTTCAATGCCTTGCATAATGCACGTGTTGACTATCCCTGCCTATTTATCCCCTATATGAACTCCTATTGGAGTCGTGTATGGGACGCTGTGCCAAAGGCTTTTCCGGCTCAACCTTCGATTCAACCCCAAAACAACACCTATTTTCAACTTTTTTACGTAGTAATAGGGGTCGAAATGAAAAAAAGACTTGACACAGCATCAACTTTCTGGTCAACTTCAAATCGTCAATTCGGCAACAAACCGAAAGCAGACTCAGTAAGTGCTAAAGCACCGTAGGACAGATAGGCTGTGACCCTTCGTAGAAGGGAGTAAGCAAAATCCTTCGGTGACGCTCCGAACAAGTCTCTTGACCCCAACGGCGGGATGTAGCGTCGGACTCCGGAGGAGTTGTAACACGGTGGGAACCGTCAACAACACAGCACCGAAGGGTTGGACTAAGGCTTTGCCTTACTTCTAGAGGCCTCGACTTCATGCAGGTAGCTTCCCTTAAGGAAGAGGTTGCATCGAGCATCGAGATAAACACAGACTTTAGTCTGTCAACACTCACAGAGTTTCAACGGTATGGCAGTCTCTGACTGCTATGCACTGGACGCTCTGTCCTGTCTTTAGAGGCTCTGCCTCTATTTCGCAACTCACCGCATTCGAAAGGAATCCCATGCGTGACTCACTCGTTCCCCTCTCCAAGCCCGAAATCCTCTGGATTTTCCGCCACCTCAACGGTGGAACCGTAGGTTTCAACTTCGAGACCGTCCAAAAATTGGACTTGATCGACAGATTACTACTGGCCTTCTCTGAAGGACAGATTACCGATGCCATGTCAAATGGTATCCCAACCGTTAACCCCAAAGGGGTTGCCATCGATGGAGAAAGTCGTCCAATGCCACCTGCCACCAAGCCTTCGGCTCCCAAGTCATCAGACACTGATGCACTGCAAGCCCTCCGCAACTTACTGTCTCCGACAGTCGACGAAGCAACTGTTCGACAGATTGTTCTCGCCGAAGTCAAGAAAGCAATGGACGATAGTCCAGTTGTCAAAATCGAGGTCGTAAGACCTGACGGTTCAGCCCACAAAGTGGAAGGCCACACCAGACCAGAATTTAAGAAAATTCTGACCAGAGCAACTGTCGGTATCAACATTCTGTTGGTCGGCCCTGCCGGTTGTGGCAAGACGCACCTTGGTCACCAAGTGGCTGAAGCCCTTGGTAGACCCTTTGCCTCGGTCTCTTGCACTGCCGGAATGTCAGAGTCAGCCCTTCAGGGCTGGTTGATTCCTTCAGACGGTGGTTCTTTCCAGTACCTTACCTCTGACTTCGTCAGAATGTATGAGGAAGGCGGTGTCTTTCTGTTCGACGAAGTCGACGGTGCAGACAGCAATACTTTGCTGTTCCTGAATCAGGCTCTCGCCAATGGATCGTTCTTTTTGCCGATCCGGAAAGGTGCTTCACTGGTCAAACGTCATCCAGACTTTGTCTGTATTGCCGCCGCCAATACCTTCGGTACTGGAGCAAATCAGACTTATGCCGGTCGTGAACGACTCGATGAGTCGACACTGGACAGATTCCGTGCCGGCGTCATCTCACTGGACTATGACCAGACTTTCGAAAGAAAGACTGTGGCTCCTGACCTGTTGGCTTGGGGTTGGGCGATTCGTAAACGAATCAATGAAGCCCGACTCCGTCGAATCATGTCAACTCGATTCCTGCTCGATGCAACGAAGTTGCTCAAGGCCGGTGAGACTGTCGAGGAAATCAAGGCGACCTTCTTTGAAGGTTGGTCAGCAGACGAAATCAAGAAAGTAGAGGTCTGAAATGCTCCGCATTTATTCTGAATCACAGAATCTTACGACTGTCCTTTGGGACAGTGTCACCGAACCCGAGGCTCTGCTTAAAGCAGACGGATGGAAACTCGATGCGAATAAGTCCTCCGGACTGAATCACTTCAGCCGAAAGGCTGATACAGCATGGCTCGGTGTCCCGTCTGTCGATGCTCTCCGCAAGGTCTTAACCAAAGGTTGGAAGGCCGGAGTCGAGCGAATCGAACAGATTCCCCTTGGGGAATTGCCCGAACCGACAAGCATTCGTCGTCGTCGAGTCCGTGCCGACCAAGGCGACGAGTTGGACATGCAGGCCGTGTACCGTGGCGACGTAAGCAGGGCTTGGTCTAGAACCAAGCGACAGAGCAGAACATCTGTCCGATCTGTCTCGATTGTGATTGACCTTGCCGGAAATGCAAACGTCACTTCAGAACAACTGTTCTGGAGAGGTGCATCAGGTCTGCGACTGGCTGACGAGTTGACCAAGGCGGGCTACTCTGTAGCCATCTACGGTGCGGCCGGTGCAGCGAACGTATCCTCCGAAGGCCAAGAGGACTTGGTGCAGTTTGTCGAAATCAAGGCAGAGGATTCTCCTCTGGACATGGACAGATTGGCCGCTCTGACTGGACTGGCTGGGTTCTTTAGAACCTCCCTGTTTGCCGGTATCTACTGGTCTTGTGACCAACTGGGCAAGCACACCTCTAGTGGTCTCGGTCAATCGGACAACAAGCTGATTGCCAAGGCAATCAAGCACATGCCGATTCCACAGAATGCAATCATCCAACCTCCGGTTAAGACTCAGGACAAGGCCGAGGAATGGTTGAAATCTGTTCTCGAACAGATCGCCAAACCTGAACAGCAGGTAGCGTGACGGAGTGGCAGGGGAAACCCTGCTCTTCTAAGTGTGCATTCAACCGAGTGCATACCTAGAAGCATCCCGCTTCACATGAAAGGAACACACATGATTAGCGATCACGTATACATTGAAAAGGTTGTCACCCTGTCTCTGACAGCGGATGACTGGGCGCTTTATCACATCGATGGCAGACATGATGCTGCTCTCGGCTTGAATCAAGCCGTCTCTACTGCACTGAATAACTTCACCAAAGGTACGGCAATCGGAAAAATCGAGGAGGCTCTCGAAAAGTACAGCGACTGGGGTGCGAATGACACCGAAGGTCATGCCACAGTGCGACAGATTTTGGGTTTGTTCTACAAATAAGGAGCGAATATGAAAACCTACAAAGGGACGGTGGTCTTTCGGTACTACCAAGAGGTGACCGTCGATGCTGAAAGCATAGAACAGGCAGAGCGAATGATGTTCGATGCCTTTGACATGCACAGATCAAATGCCGAGTCAGAGGTAACCGATCTCACTTTAGTGAGTGACAACGCAAAGGCCGAGTGCCCATGCTGTGACCCATGCAATCCGGAATTGGATGAGCAAGGCCGCCCGTATACATGCTTTGCTTGTGGCGACACTGGCTGGGTTAACGTCGAACCAACAGAAAAGGAACAGATATGAGAGTGAACATCATGTTTGGCTTAGGCCATGTCGCTGAGAACGAAACAGACTGGGAGACTATTCGTCTCTTGCAGTCTCTCATTGAGCAACTGACCAACAAGCCCGAGCCTATGAAGGCCGGTGACGTAGTCATCATCCGTGACATCAACGGCAACCGTATCGGTGTGGCTGACTTTCTGGAGGACAGATTATGAAAACATCAGAGCGATTCGCTTTGTCACAGTGGCTGACAGACTATCCGGAGGATGCCTCATTCGATGAGGTACTGGACATTATGCGAGACCCCGAGAACACATGGTGCGTGGAGTGCATCACTGTATGGGAGGCAGTCGAGACTTTCCCACTGGCTGATGTGGCAGGGTTCATCGAGGACACAAAGCATAGCTTTGAACGGTTCACTTATGACTTTGAAAGGATTGAGGAATGAAGTATTTCACTCAAGCGCAACTCATTGTTGCGTCCCTTCTTGCGGAGAAGAGGGGTTACAACCGACAGATCGAAACAGATTTGATCTGGAAGAACACGAAGGCCTCGGATAAATTCCCTGTGCTTTTCTCGATGCCACATGAGCATGCCGGTGGTGTGCCTTGTGATCTCCATATGCGATGCGTCGTCGAGATCGATGGTCAATCTGTTCAGATCGACACCGACATGGAAATTTTCGAAACACTGGAGGATCTATGATTAAGCTGAGCGAAGTCCCGACAGATAAACCCATCAACCTTTTGTTCCACGAAGGGACGGAGGTTATCGAGAACGACAGAGAGGACACTGTCAACATCGACCCGATGAAAACACTGGAGATAGCTGACGCTGTCAGCGATGAACACTGGCGAGAACTCAAGCACAACACTGCATTCATGCACAAATTCCGCATGGTGTTCGGTGACTTGGGCTTAGCTGACACTCCACTGCAAATGCACGGCAGGGGTGTTCAGCATGTGGTCGGCCTGATTCTGTTGACAGATACCGCCATCGGCCTTGGCCTCAATCCATTCTGGAGACTTCCAGAATCCTACCTGCACCCGAAGCATCAGCTTGGGTTGGGTGATCTGCTCATCCACTACATGAACATCATCGACCGAATGGGTGAAAAGAATGTGGCTGAACCCACATGAGGTAGCGAGTAGGTTGGTGCTGACACTGGCAATGATCGGTGTCGGTGCGAGCCTACTCCTCCCTGATACACAACTCACGGGACAGCAACTACAACAGATTTCAAAGCAGCGTTCGAAAGACAAAGCGAACGAGAGACTCGAAAGAAAAAAACAACTCACTCAAAGGAAAAGAAATGACAATGCAAAGCATTCAGTTGGCGACTGTAAGCGGTGTGGTATCTATGATTGAAAAGGTCGCTGATCTCGCCATCAAAGATGGCAAGCAAGCACCCGAAGGAATGATGTCTGCGATGGATGCAGTGTGCAATCTACTCGAGGCCAAAGGCAAGGGGGACAAACAGATACTCGCAGTGGTTGCCAAGGTAAGACAAGCATGCAATCTCAAGAAAGGAAAACCCAATGACTCACTCGTCTGAAAGAAACATCACCATCGATGCTGACTATCAGCCTCCGTCTGTCAACAGATGGACTCCCGAAGATGATCTCGTGCAGAAACTTTATGCTCCTCATCCTATCGATGAACAGCATGAAGCGAATGCGCTTTGGTCTGATGATCTGTTCCTTGGTGTGCTACTGATCGTAGTCATGCCGGTTGCAGTATTTGTTCTCCTCGCTTACTGAAAGGAAATCACATGCGAGCTTTTTTAATTGACCCATTCAAGCAAGAAGTCACCGAAGTTAATTACTCCGGAGACTACAAACAGATTTGCAAACTGATCGACGCAGATCTGTTCGATGTGGCTCGACTCAACGCAAAGGGCGACGGCATATTTGTGGATGACGAAGGTCTATACGCTGAAGATCAGCGGTTCTTTCAGCATAAGTTCTACCCCAACCCACTGGCCGGTAAGGGGCTTGTGCTTGGCTGTGACATGGACACTGGTGAATCTGCCAGTGCATCCATGACACTGGAACAGTTGGTAGATGACATTGAATGGGTGATGCCCATTCGAGTAAACGGGGAGGTCGTATGGATAAATGCTTGAACAAATTCACAGGAGAAAACACAATGCAATTCATTACACACAACGAGAGGGAGTCCCTCATCGATGAGACCAATGGCTCATCACATGTTGGTGACATCGAGGCAACCTACAAGGAGATCTGTTCTCTGTTCGGCAAGCCATTGTCTTATGACAAGGGGAAGGTCGACGCACACTGGGTCGTCAAGTTCAACGACGGAACAGTTGCGTCTATCTATAACTGGAAGAATGGCAAGGCATACATGGGAGACGAAGGTCTTGCGATTCAGTCGATCAGGACATGGAGTGTCGGTGGACTTGGTCAAGTCTCTAACACACTGGTGCAGATCACACTCGACCTACACAGGGAGTCGAAGGAGCCGACGAAGAGAGACCCATTCGAGGGGGCATTCTCCATGATGGAGAACATAACCAAGACGAAGGGCGAATCCTATGCCGCACTGGTAGAGGTGACTATGCTCACCATGAAGCGCAAGCAATTGCTAGAGATGGTGATTGATTTTCTGGAAAAGAAAACAGATATGCCGAAGAGGGTGAGGAGAATCCTCGAAGAGATGGACACAGAGATTTGTGTCCGCACAATCTCAAGAGCATGCCATGCGTCAGGCCTTGACTTTGACAACGAAGATAAGGCCAATGAGTTAATGGAGTGGGCGGCAAAGATTGTGTCTCAAGAGGTCGAAGCTATGTCCGACATGCTCAAGAAAGAAGGCAAGTGACATGATAGATCTCCGCCTAGAGCGGGGTCATGTCTCTATGACTGTCGCATCACAACTCATGGGTGTGTCTCGCCAACGTGTGCATCAGCTACTCAAGTCTGGTCGCATCGTTGGTGCATTCCTCATGGACTGTGGCGACGGTCGAGAGATATGGTGCATCCCTCGCAACTCACTCAAGCACAAGGAGAAGCCATGCTCGATCTCATTGGCGTGATATTCATGCTGTTCATGGGCGCATCCATAGTCATTGTCGTTGGGGCATTGGCTATTTGGATAGGCGAAACAACATACAAGCGCAAGAAAAGAAAGGGGAAGGTCTGGTGATTGAAAAGATTCAAACATTCTTCGGGAGGATTTGTGGTCAACACGGAAACAAACGGACAGTGATAGTCGAATCTGTCGCTTGGTACTGTGCCAAGTGCAAGCAAGTCTGGCTCGAAAGAGACGAGGCTTATTTTCATACATGCAAAGGAATTAAAAATGGAACCAGAAATTAGGGTTGGTGGTACTGCTCACCGTGTGCTGTCCATACTGGCGAGCAAAGGAAACATGAGTCCGGCTATGATTAAGAAGACAGGCATCATTGCCGGTAAGTCTATTGTTGATATAGACAATGCCATTGTCTATGAGTTAGTGCCGAAGGGCATGGTGATAATGGTGAGCGGATTGTTCTACAGCCTCACGCAAAAAGGTCTCGACACAAAGATCGAGCTTGGCAGTTTAGATAAACTGTTCAAAGCACCACGCAAGACAGTGATGTCGCAACAAGATGATCTGTTCGCAAGAGGTACTTACGATGGGGCGGAACTGCGTAGTACCTGCATGAGGAGAGGAGCGTATGACGCATACAACCTGCCATCTCTTAGCTTTGCTGGCCTCACATACAGAAAGGTTCCACTATGACTACAGACAGAGAAGTCTACATAGAAAAGGTGTTGGAAGAGTTTAGGCCGAAGACCGGAACACTCATGCTCATGCTCTCTCTGAAAGAGTACGAGGATTTGGTCAGGCTCATCGGTGAGCGAGCATACGAGTACGGTTGGATTGAGGGAATGGCTGACGCAAGTTACGCCAAGAAGTTAAAGGCTTAACTCGAACCCACCTTCAACAAACATCTGTCCATGTAATCTTTCAATGGCTCTGATCTGCACTGGCATCCAAGCACGAAGGACAGCGTTGCGCCAGTTGCAGACTTGCCTATAACTCACACCCCTCTCCTCCGCAATCTTCCTGATACTGGGTCGCTTAGTCGCCCAGTGCATGAGAATGATCTGCAACTCACGGACACTAGGCACAGTACCACTCACATGATGGTGCAAGTAATCAGCGAAACCTCTTATCGCATCTGACCTAGACCGACCCCTCCCGTACATTGAAAGTATCGAGTCCCTCTCTACCTGATGCAATCTGTTCAGCATCGAATGGATCATCGCAGCCTGAGCATGCAAGTCCATAGGCGACAGATCATCTTGACTTGTGCCGCGAGTACCAAGCAAGTCCGTGCGGCTGAACTCTTCCCGCTCGCTCACGTTGAACGAGAACTTGATTGCCTGTTCGACGCTATGAAACTTCATGCCCAGTCCTTGTCCTCTGCAATAGTTACGTGAAGCCCGCCCCATGAAGTGGGTTGCCCAAGTTTAATGGACAGATAAGTTATCTGCCTGTCATTCTCATAGGCTATGCCTTGTAGCGCATCTAGTGCTACCTTCTGTGCGTTATCAATATCAATCCGCCGCACACCCAATCCCCACAATCTGTCCTTCTTCTCTCGCTTCTTTGCATCTGCTGGCCTCACTGGATGGAGAACAAGCATCACCATCACCGGAACAGTGAACAACTCCAGCTTGTTGGATCGGGCGATCCATTCCACCTCATCCTTGTACGCAGTGGCGGCACTGCTCCTGACCATGCGCCCACGAAAGTTGCGCCAGTACACATTGGTGCTGATGGGATATGGAAGCATCATTCGGAGTGTTCTTTCTTTGGCCGACCTGACTTGCGCTTGGATGCCTCGTACTTAGTCATCACATCCTCCATTGCCTGTGTGCTTGGCAACGAAACTACTGTGCCGAGCATGCCCATCATGGCCTGTTCCCATCTCCTTGGGTCTTTCTTATTGTTGTTTGGTACACCAACCACGCCACCATTACTGGTGTCTGGTTTGATAAACACCGTCTCTGGATGCTCGCATCTACCGAGCACATACTGTTCATCCCTGTACGCAGGGGTGCAATCACGACAGTGTTCGACACGAACCCCAGATCTCCTGTCTCCCGCACTGCTCCACACAAACGCAACCACGTACTCTTTCCACTTGCGATCACTCTCGTAGCACGGTGGCCGGGAGGGATTTGCCACCCCGGAAACTACCAATCTGTCGAATTCTGTCCGAACAAACTCCGGTTCATGTCCGAGGCAGTAGCCATAGAACCCAGACGGATGTTCGCAATGAAGAAAACTACATCGACGTACTGGCTTATTGTTTTCCAAGATGAAGCACTCCCTCTCTTATTGCCTGTAACAGTGTCAGGGCTGTGTGTTCAAGCTGTGATCCATGCTCCTCCTCCCACGCATGCACGTCGTGGTGAAGTACGTCATGGCAAGTGCGACAGATGGGTATCACCCACCAGTCCGGAACCTTCGTACCCATACCCTTGAAGCCTGATCCATGTGGATGGTGCGGGTCATCTGCCGGTACGTTGCAACTCACGCACCTCAAGGTCTTCACCCATCGGGTGTACATGGGCGACTCCATGCGCTCCACGTAGCCATTAGTCAGCGCCTGTTTAAATGTTAGGTATGGCGGAATGACCTTCGTCATGCCCCGTAACCTTTTCTTTCAGTGCGCTCGTTTGCTTGTGTGGTTTGCCAGACAGCTACGCCCAGCTTGAGTATCTCCAGTTCCCAGCGAAGTTTTTCTGAGATCTCTGTCGCTGTCCGCAGGCTCTCCAGAACCAAGATGTATTTGGGATCGGCGCGAGCTTCTCTCTCCTGCGCTGCCGCCGTCTTGTGTCCAAGGGCTTCATACTCTTTCATCAAGATCGCAAGCTGAGACTCACGAAACTTTTCGAGATAGTTCTTTTCTGCGACCGCCTCTGAATAGATAGCGGACTTCTCTCGCATCTCAGCGAGTCTTGCCTCTGCCTTTTCGTACATTGATTGCCTCCGTTTGACGATAGTTATCTGGAATTACAAACACATTCTTTTCTACTGGCCTCTTACCGATCTCCTTGCCGGTCAACAGATCATGCGCCCAGATTAACTTAGAGTCGGGATACTTTTCGTTGACCTCGTCCATAAGTTTTGCAACCCACGGCATCTCTTCTCTGTTCTTTTTGCGCTGCTCTTCACGCAACTGATCTTTGATGTCTGCTATATCTTTCATAGTTTTTTTACTCCGCTGGTGTGTTCGGTCGCAAAAAATTCGTATGCAACCTCAGACCCTCTGGCAATAGCGTCGGCTTTCTTTTCATTTAGCTTCTTAATTTGGTCGCACATATTGACAAGCTCCTCACCAGACTTTGGAATACCCCAGTCCATCACAAACTCTGAGGCCTGATTCAGGGCATGCTCTCTGATGAGCATGATTTCTTTGTGGGTGATTGATCTATTCGACCTGTCTTTGACCATCTCCAGCTCAAACGACAGAGAATGGACAGCCGCCTTGTATGCTTCAAGCTCAGCGGCAAGTTGTTTTGCACGCAATTCAAACTTCGTTGGAGTCATATCTCAACTCCTTCACTAGACATGTATCTGTCGTAGTTGTAGTAGGTCTTGTTTGTCGGAGACTGTGAGTACGAGCATGCTCCAGACTGATAGAACAAGCCTACCCGACCCTCCCAATCTCCGTGCCTGTTCTTGTCGCAAACCAAAAGCGCATCAGGTAAACCCTCATCAACCTCTTTGCCAGCCTGAATCTGTTGCTCTTTGCGTTTGTTTCTCCAAACAGTAAAGCACTGATCCACCTGATCGACAATGGCTCCGCTGCCTTTGGCATCCATCTTTCCGGGGACTTGCATTTCGTCTCCAAGTTTTCTACTGTGATGGATTACATGTACATGTATGTTGAAGTCCAAGGCAAACGAACAGACATTGTCAATGAAGTTCTTTTGTCCGTTGTAGTCGTCCTCACCCTTAACAACCTTCATCAGTGAGTCAATGACGAAATGCTGCACACCAAGTTTCTTTGCGGCGTAACGCATGATTGCCAACAGATGGTTCGGATCTGTCTGTCCCATCTTGTCGTACAACCACAGCCGGTTAGTCGCATGGGACAGAACGCCATCGACAAACCTTGATGTTGGGAGCGCACTACCAGCAGCTTGCTTACACATGCGAGCAAGCGTTGCTCGTGGCTTCATCTCAAAGCTGGCGACGCAGACCTTCTGGTTCTGATGTAAGAAGTCAAGCATGACGTGGCTGGTCAACAGACTCTTTCCATGTCCGTTGATACCCATCCACAGGCTCACCTCGCCCGGACGAAATCTAATGTGGTCATGGGTCTTGGGCCAAGGAAGTCTTGCGCCATCGACCATCTCTCCGCCATTCAACAGAGCAATGGTCTCGTCTCTGTATGCCTTGGGCGCAACGATCTTGTCCTTGTCGTGCGGCTCACTCGCATACTCGGCAAAGTCTATGCTGTCTGCTGTGAAGATCATTTCATTTGACACTGTCTACTCCTAATAAAAATTCCAACTCGTAGTCATAGACTCTTCTATAAACAGCCTCTGCTGGATGTGTAATTAATCCGAGTTCAATATCTCCATTGATCTCAGGCCTGTAGGTTAAGTGCGCTCCGGCTTGCTTGTCGATATTCCATAGGTACAGGTAGCCATGAAAGTTATCGGTAGCAATGTAACCACCGTTAGGCTTTGCCTTCGCAATTGTTTCTGCGTAGTGCTTAACCAAATCACGGTGAACAGATGCGTCATAGACCAAACAGATTTGCAAGTCTCTCGCCCAGATCCATTCATAGCTCTCTGGGCTTTTGTTTGTGTCAACATAAACAACCCAGTTGCCGTCGGTCAAGTCTCCAACCATAGACACAAAAACAATCTCGTTCGGAACCATCTTCTTGTTCATACGCAAGTCAAAGATTTCTCCGGCTCCATCTGGTAGTGGCTTCTTCATGTGTTCTTCTCCTTAGCAGTCCACTTGATTGAAGAAAGATTAAGCAAAATTAAAAAGCACCAAGGGCTTATGAAGTATGCCGATACACAAGCGCAAATTAATGTCACTATGTTCTCTGCGTAAACCCATCTAACAAGGTTATCCATTGTTCTTCTCCTTGAGTTTGGCTTCAATAGCGTTGTAAAAACTAAGTTGTGTTGTTGTGGACTCCATGCAACAAGCCGCTATTTCTTCAACCGTCAGCCCTACCCATGTGCGCTGTAATGGGTGCGTGTAAAAAGCCGTACCAACACCTTTTTCACATTCCCACCAAATTTTGCGTGGTCTTCCGTCAATGTATTGACCTTCGCAAACATCTTCTGCAACCCACGCTACAGGCTCTTGCTCTTGTGTCATTTCTTCATCTCCCTGATGTAGGTTGCAATACTGGACAAGGTGTCCTTACCAAATGCTTTGGCAAATCCATGCTCGATATTGAAGGCCGCCATCTCCAGTGCGGCATTCCATCCAGCCTCGTAATGTCTTTCAAGTCTTTCCTGTACAGTGCTGAGCTTTTGCTCAAGGCCGCTGAGCTTCTCGTCAATATCTGTCTGTCTGTTGAAGTCGGTCATAGCATTCCTTCGAATTGAATTGATTGGTCGGAGGTTTCGTCTTCCCACCTACGTTGATTCAGCCACGTACTTGGGAATGGAATGAATTGGCCGTTGTCTTTCAGCCAGTCTGTGGATTGGCGTGACTTCGCAAGGGACGCAAGCATCTGAGCAAGCACCTCGGCATCCGGATTTATTTTGTTGAAGGACTTCTGTGCCTCTGCCTTGGCTACCTTGCGGGGGTATGCTGACCAGAAGGAATCAAACCCCTCGACAATAGGTGCGGGTTTGTGGGTTCTTGGGTTCTTGGGTTTCTGGGTTACGTCCTGAAACGGTTCTGGTTTCAGTTCTGATTTCAGAGTTTTCTTTTCTATCTTGGCCTTGTTCGCACGTCTGGCCGACTCTGCTTTGCCGTGGTACTTCTCGATCTCGTAGTCACAACGGTCATTCTTCCACCCATCATCTGACTGGATGAAGAACTCATGTAGCACACGAGCAACATCATCCGAATGCTCACGCATCGAGATCAGTCGAGCGCAGTCATCTGGCTGGAACGGCAGTGGCTTTTCTTCTGTGTAGTACACGTCCATCAAACGACGGTACGCCAAATCTTCGGTCAGGCTGAGATGCCTTGTCTTCGTCAGGTAGTCCCTGATATGAAATTGATAGCTAAACATTGAGTCCTTTCCCACCTTTCTTTTGATACCCCGAAGGGACAGGGAACACTGGTCGAAAGGAACAAACTACCAGTGCTTTCAGTTCTTAGAGCGACCAAGAACCTACCCTGCGGAAGAGAGTGTCGTTGATTGCAAAACAAATTGCAAGCGGGTAAACCATTACCCATTTGGTTTAGTTGGTCTTTGCTTACAAATTCGTCAACTCACTGTACAATTGTCGGAGAATCATGTATAGTTTGCCTACCTTAAAAGGTAAATGCTTTACACATTGTCAACGAAAGGAACCAGATGTCAGATTCAAACAATAACTTCTTGAACGTGTGGAACGCCACATGTACGACCGACCCACGGCACGTCAAATCCTTCAGCCGAGGCGGTGGATTCTCGGGCACGGCCATCAATCACACGTACCAAATCCGCAAGGCGACCGAACTCTGGGGGCCGATGGGTCACCTCTGGTCTGTCAAGATTGTTGAGCAAGGGCTGATGCAAGGTACGCCCATCATTGCCGAGGAGATCACCGAGGAGTGGACGCTCGACAGCAAAGGTGAGCGTGTGCTAACAAGACAGGAGATCCGCAAGGTTGCGGTTGCCAACGAGACCATTCACTTTGTCCGCATCCATCTGACCTACCCAATCTTTATAGAGAACGGGGAGGGAGTGCCGATCCATTCCGGAAACGGGACGGTCGAACACTTCGGCCAGACCACCTTTGTCGGCAAGAACAAGAACGGCTACTTCACGGACGAGGAGGCCCCGAAGAAATCCTTAACAGATGCTATCGGCAAGGCTCTGTCAATGCTGGGATTCTCTGCGGACATCTACCTCGGACTGTTCGACGACAACAAGTACGTCAATGATCGCAAGGCTGAAGCAGCCAAAGCTGGCGCAGCCAAGCCAGAGATCAAGGCCAAGATGACTGCCGAACAGGTGGATGATTTGAAGCGGAGGCTGTCTGAGTGCAAGAGCAAAGAGTCCTTGCGTGCCCATTTTGCTTTGTTGACCAACGACGAGAGGGCTGTGACAGAGGAGTTCTGCAAGGCGCTGGCAGCGGGGTTGGAATGACAGATTCTGCCTTAGATTCACTAAAAATGCAGCTAGACGCTGCAAAAATACAACTGGCCAACGCAACAGTGGACGCTGTAATCGTGGAGGTTGTCTTGCCTATGGCCTACAACATCATTGACCAACTCATCGATCTGGACGGCAAGCCAATACCAAAGAAACTTTTGGCCGATGCAAAGAAACTTCTGCCAAGCAACTACAAGAATTCATTTCAGTTCAAGGGCGAGGCATGAACCCACATCAGAGAACAGATCAATGGTTCAAAGACAGAGAGGGGAAGCTGACGGCATCCTCTTTCGGACAGGCCGCTGGCCTCGGCCCGGGTTCTCGTCAGCAACTCTGGCGAAGAATGATGGGATTAGAAGAACCGTTTGAAGGAAACCCTGCATCACAATGGGGAGAGGAGCATGAGACTGAAGCAGTTGCTGAGTACAGCAAAAAATGTGTTGATGACCCTGCGTCTGTCAGTTTGGTGGGGTTCGTACCGCATCCGGAGATGGCTTGGATTGGCGGTTCACCCGATTTTTTTGTTGGGGATAAGGGGATGGGTGAGGTCAAGTGCCCGTATTCGCAAGTTGTCTACCCAGAAGTCCCGCCCTATTACATGGCGCAAATGCAGGGGCTTATGGAAATCACGCAAAGGGACTACTGCGAGTTCGTAGTCTGGACACCCGACGTTATGGCTGTCACAAGGATTGACAGATCGAAGGAGTATTGGGACTGGCTGCATCTGCGGCTGGCTGACTTTTGGTGTTGGGTGGTAGCCCAAGTAGAGCCACCAAGAGAAAAGAAATCCCAACCACCAAAGCTCGAATTAACCGCAACAACTCTTTTCAAATTGAAGGATTAACAATGGCAAATTTATCAGGTGTGTTTCGTATTGGTCGTGACGCAGAAGTCCGTACCGCCGGAACTGGCGACGCTGTGTGTAACCTGTCCTTGGCTTACAACCACGGGCGCAAAGGTGAAGACGGTAACCGTCCGTCGCAATGGGTCGATGCCAGCTTGTGGGGTAAGCGAGCAACATCACTAGCTGAATACTTGGTCAAAGGACAGATGGTCTACGCCGTTATCAATGACCCACACATTGAAGAGTTCAAGAAGGCGGATGGATCTAAAGGTATAAAGATGTCTGGATCTGTCGGAGAGATTGAGCTTATTGGTGGAGGTCAGCGCAAGCCGGTCGAAAAGAAAGAGCCGCCCAAGCCAGACTTAGGCGACCTTGGCGACGACATCCCCTTCTGACCATGCATCCAATTGTTGAGGTTATGACAAGGAACGAGGAGTTGTTCTGTGATGAGTTCACAGGATGGCTCCCCAACAACCTCCACGTATGGGACGCATTCGTTGGGGAGGCGATGAAGGTTCGGCACAAAGGGTTCAAGCACTACTCTGCACGGACAATCATCCACGTATTGAGACACCACTCAGCCATTCAAGAGAATGGTGGCGAGTGGAAGATCAATGACCATCACAGTCCGTATCTTGCGAGACTGTTCGACCTTATGTTCCCAGCATTCGCGGGGATGTTTGAATACAGAGAAACAAAGAAAGCAAACCGAAAATGAAACAACAACGCATCTACATCGTAGGACACGGCCAGACTATTCGTTTGATTCGTGCATCACACAGATCACAGGCATTGGGGCACGTCGCCCGATCAATCATCAACGTCAAGGTCGCAAGCCAAGATGAATTGGTTGAAGCACTGGGCCGACAGATTGCTGTGGAGAACGCAACAGAAGGCGAGCAAGGAGAGTTAGACGTATGAAAGAAATCATTGGCGCTGGTGAGATTGCCAAGATGCTTGGAGTCACGGCAGAGACAGCCAGACAATGGTGTGTATCAGGGAAGATACCCGCATTCCGGTTTGATGAGAACGGAAGATGGAAGTCTTACCGCGAGGACATAACGGAGTGGATTGACCGCCACCGGAATGTTCCTGTCAGCGGCGAAAATCCTTCGTCTTCTGAGCAATCTTCTTAGGCTGAGGTACGAACTGCTTCCCCTGCTTGTCGCCCTGTGACTTGGCCTTGTTTGTTGCGGTTTTCTCACTGGGTGACAGGCTATCCCACGCCTTTGACGGAAGGTATCTCTTCTTGCCTTCTGATGGTTTGCCGTCGGATGTCTTCCAGTCTTCCTTCGTCCACTTAGACAGAGACTTCTGTTCTCCTGTCTTCCCGCCAGAGTATCCTCCGCCGGCAGCCTTGTACTTCTGTGCCACCAACTGAGCCTTGCGAGCAGACCACTCGCCCGGGTCGCCTCCGCTGCTACCGGCCATCACCTGTTTCTTAATGCGCTCACGCAGGGTAGGTTTTGTGTATGTGGTCATATCGATCTTCTCCATCTTCCTCTGTCGGCAAGTTCCTGAACTGTTCTCTTCCGCAAAATGAACTCAATTGCACATTCTGTTCCGGGGAACAGCGTCTGATCTATCCTATTCGCACCGTACTGGTAGTTCTCGGTAATCAGTTCTATCTTAATCATCTCCGACAACTCACCCAGTCCGATAACTAAATCTGTCACGTTGATGCACTGGTCTGACCAAGAGTATCTCTTGTACGTAGTGAATGTCCATTTGTGATCTGAGTTGTATGTGCTTGGGAATACACCCTGCTCATATAAGTCCTCGTCAGGCACGGTCACAATCAGATAGCCGTTGGGCTTTAACAGATTGAACCAAGCCTTCAGACCCTGACGTGGGTTGACCAGATGTTCAAGGCAGTGGCTGCTGTGGACAAAGTCCAATGACTCCGCCGCAAGTCCGGACATGTGTTGGGCATCGCCATCCTCTAAGTCCCACACCCTCACATTACCCATGCCGCTGAACATATCTCTGTGTGCTGTAATGGGGTCAGGCTTTCCCCCAATGTCTATGCCGTCGCCAACAAAGTAGCGTCTTGCAAAGTTCGGATCACGAACCCTACGTAGCATAGACTTACTGCACTCTTTCATTTTTTAGGAACAGAGTAGTAGCGATCACCCATCTTGACAATCTCTGACCCGCGCTCTCGCTCTGCTTCCTCGGCCTTGTCCCACGTTTCGTGTTTCCTGCCTTTTAAAACAACATAGCTTCCATCAGGCAGCCCATACTTTTTCTTGTCTTCGGCACTCGCTTTAGTCACAGACCCCCAGTGACCAGCATTCTCATCTTTACCGTCAGGGCCAAGGCCAGCGGAAACAGCAGTATCGTAGTCATAGTCTTCCGACTCTGGGTCAAACTTTACTACCCCGCCATCAGCAAACTTCTTCTTGCTACCAACACGCATGTCCTCTACGCTCTTGGCGATTTGGATCCGGACTTGCTGGAGCCTTTCGATCTCAAGGCGCTTCTCTGCACCACTCATAGTCTTGTCATCCTCAACCATCTTGATCTGATTGCTGATAGACGACATCATGTTCGTGCCTTTGGTGTACAGCTTTGCAAGCGCCAGCTTGTCTGATTTCTCTATGTAGATTTCATTGGCCTTGTCGAACTGTCCGGCATTCAGGAAGTGGCTGACATCTGCTGATGCTGTTGCTACGTCCTTAGAGTTCTCGTAGAACGATGTGACGTAACGAGACTGAGCTTGTGGAACGGTCTTCACAAAGTTTCCTACAACCAAGAAGTCATCGATGCGCTCGTATCTGGATGACGCTCCATCTTTGAATGGGGCAGCCATCATGTTCGATGAAGTCTGAATCACAGAACCCACCCAGCCAAGGTATCCTTTAATCATGTAGTCGTACTGGATCGCAGATAGCTGAGAAGACTGTGTGCTGATTGCCCCACCTGTAGCCTTCGATGCGAACTCAGCAAACATGCCGTTGACCGTGCTGATTGCCACGGCAGCAGCAGATGTTCCGGGGCTAACCCTGTTCTCAACAGAGATCCGCTCCATACCCATAGATTCGATTGGCCGATCAGTGAAGCCATCCTTGTTGCGAGCAATGTCGTAGAGAGGACGAATGGCCTGCGGGATTGGGTTGACGGCGAAGGTGTCGTGCAATACAGCCAGCAGGCGTTTACCAAAAACCTTACCCTCAACCTGAGAATCGACCATCTGTTCTGTCACACGCTCAACCAGAGTTGCTATCGCACCCATCTCGAATGGCTTCGGAATGCGTACAGCCTTATCTGTTCCGGGGAGCTTGAACCAGAAGAAGGCATCACGATCCCAGTCTTCGCGCTTCTTCCAATCCTCATCGTCCTTCTGCGACAGATACAAAATCATGGCCGCAGCCACGACTGCTCCAGTGACGGTGGCAAACTTTGCCGCCTTCTGTCTCTCAGTGTCTGAAGCCTTGCCAGTCAGAACCTGCATGGTTGGGTCGAGACCATCTCTTCCCAACTTGTACATACCCTGTAAGCGAGCATTAAAGTAAGGGAGAACCTGAGCCGCATACCGAATAGCCGAATAGCTTCCTTGCAAGCTGAAGTCCTGCAAATCTCTGGCGGCATAGGATGCCTCAAGGTGGGAAGCACCCTTTGCCCTGAGTTGTTGGTACAGCGCAAGACGGTTGGCGTTTTCAGAGGCATCGCTTATCTCGTCGTACTTGTCTTGTATCTTTCCAAAGAAAGATGCCACCTTCTCTGGAGTATCCAGAATGTCTGCTTTGTTCACCCCTGTTTTGAGGAGACGCTTAACCGATGCGGACTGATCTCCATCGAAAGCGTTACCCATAGCGAACAAGCCACCACCAGCAAGAGCTTCTGCACGTTCATTCTTGTAGGCTCTCCAACCCTGCAACACGTTACCTATTGGGCTTCTGCTGAGTTCAGATAGGCCGATAGACTGGATGGAGTCTCGGATCAAGTTGTTGATCTTGAAGGTTGGAGACAAGGAGATGAAGCGAGTCAGTGTGGTTTTGAATCCACGCATGATGTCCATGCCCCAGCCGTAGCTAGGCATCTGTGCGACAGCAGACAGAGAGGTCAGCAGGAATTCATCGTCGATACGGTAGAAGGTTTCTACGCCCTTCTCCATAACTTTGACAGCGCCCTTCTCTTGTCTCTCCAGCTTGGTGACTACATCACCCATCTGAGTTGCAGAAGTCAATGTCTCGACTGCCGCCTGATTCTTCATCGAGGCTGACAGGATGTGCGTCCAGTTCATCAAGACGTTTTCCATCAGGTCATTCAATGGGCGCTCGCTGCCCTTCAGTTTCTTGGACAGGTACTGACCAACAGCGCCAGAGCTAGTCTGTGCTGCTGACAAGCTGCCATCATCTTCCATCTGTCGGTAGAACGGGATGTACCAGATGTCTGCTGCAAAGCGTTTGTATCCTTCGGCATCGATCAGCCCGGTGTCTCTGGCGACATCGAGGACAGATCTGTTCAACTCGTTCATGTTCTTCAGGGTCTCGGCGTAGATGGCAAGACGAGACTTACCATTCTTCATCGTACCCATGTTGAGGCCACGCAAGGACTTAATGTCTTCAGGGCTGAAGAAACGCTCACGCTCATCCTTGGACAAGGCTGCTGCGCGATTGGCTGCAATCCAAAGAAGGAAGCGATCAACCTCACCGCCAACAGGATCAAGAATCTCCAGTAACCCTTGGGTTCCCTTCTTCACATTCAGTGCGCCATCATCATTGAAGACTTGGCCGTAGTGGAGCAGGGTGGAGACAGCGCCATCCTGAGAGCCAGTTGACATACGCAACATCATGTATGCCTTCTGGCTGATGTCTCTGACAGAGCGGAACTTATCGAACGTACCTTGAACAATACGTAAAGCAAAGTTTGGACGAAGATGATCCAGCCTCTCCTTGATTGTCGGGGGAGAGTAGAAGCCTTTCTTCAGCGCACGATCACGGGTATCAGGGCTGACATCAGAGAACTGTTCCTCGTATCTCTTGCGGCTGAACATAGGAAAGCCATCATTGGCGACCTGTTCTTGCAGGGATTCAGGAATCACAAAGCCAAGCTGTTGCCCAGTTCCATCAATCTCCATGACTTTGACTGAGTCTTTTCCAGCAATAGTCTTGGCAACAGACGGAACGATGGTGTTGTAGAACTCACGCATACCAGCGCCGCCAATATCAAGTTGCTCGCCGCGAATAACTCTTGCTCCGCCGCCAATTTCTCCAACATCATCGGCAATCATCTTGGCTATATCCTTTCCGTATGTTCTACGGATGGTGTCCAAGTCCATCTTGCCGCTTCCCTGCATTATCTCCATGTCATCTTTTACAGCCGTGATCTCGTATGTTTTTCCATCCTCGTATGCGTCATAGTAAATCTCATCTACAGCTTTAGATAGCCTGTACCTTTGGTTCTGTTGATCTCCAGTAGTCCACGCAACCCGGTCAATGCCCTTGGTTTGAGCGTAAGCAATAGCCCTTTTGAGGAGTAAAGATGCCCATGACTTTGTGTCTTTAATGAATGGGGCTTCAGGAACGCCGACACCCAAGGCTGACTTTATTGCCTCTTCTTTGGTGTTGCCATAAAGCCCAACCTGCCGCCTTGCGGATTCATCGAATACATACCAACCGTTTTTTTCATCTTTATAAACCTCAAACCCTGCTGGTAACTCTGTTCTTTTAGAGTCGGCAAAACCTTGTTCTCGCCCCTCTTGCGCTCTTTGGCTTTGGATTTCCTCCAAGAACAAAACATCATTACCCTCAGCATCCTTACGAACATTGGTTCTCAACCATCCAATATGCTTGCCATATGCAAGATCACCAAAATGAATGGTGTCTTCTTCTTTGTACGGCTGGATACTTGGGTCTGTCAATATTATTTCTGCATAGTCTCTTCCTCCGGGAAGAACGGTTGGCATGCTGCCGGTCGGCCTGTTGTACTTTGCTGTCAGCCTATCTTTTGCCCTAGCAAGAGATCGCTCATAACCTCTAATATGCTCACGGTTAAACCTCACCAAAGAGGCATTGTCCTTTATCCATTGCTTGGCCTCTTCGCCAGTTAAGCTATCTGGATCTATAAACCACTGTGGGTTTTCATCTTCGTATTGAGCGTCAACTATGCCAATGTAGTCATAGTGTTTTTCCATTTCGTCCCTGACGAACTCACGGTAGTCCTCCTCCGTGGGATCTTTGTATTCAGGAAGCGCAACAGATGGGTTGTCTGTCAATATGATGTCGTTGAGCTTGACCTTATTGCCAGCAATCCAATTCAGGATAGTCTGCTTTTCGACCTTGCTTTCTTGTAGATCAAGCCACTCCTCAATACCAGTCCACTCGATCTCAGCATTCTTGATGCCGAGCTTAGACTTGTTTGAATTGAGCCATGCCTTCCACTGCTGGGCAGGCATAGATGTCTGTTTGACAGATTCAAAGCCACGCTCCATTGCAGAGTAGAAGGTCTCAGTACCCTCTTTCTTTGTGCTGAACTGGATGCCTGCCTCTGGCTGGGCCGCCGCTTCTTGCGCTGCTGGCTGGATGTTTCCAAGAACATCAGCAACTGCACGACGCACAGCATTCAAATCTGTCACCAGATTCTTTGAGCCAAGGCTCTGGTCTCCACGAAGTTTTGCAATGACGTTGTCAATGAAGTCCATGACAATACGAGCAACCTGCTCGAACATGGTTGGGTTGTCATCAGCAAGCATCTGCCAGAAAGCGGACTCACCAAATCTGTCGCCAACAATATCTCCAATGGCTTCTTCCAAAATCAACGCAGGGTCTTTCACGCCCTCTTTGCCCATGACCATTGCATAGTCCAGCATTCCCGCCTGATCTAACAATGGAGTCAGCGAGTTAACCAACCTTCTGTAGGTGGCGTTATTGGATGCACGGAGCGAATGCACAAGCTCATGGCCGAATATGCGAATGTGTGGACGGCTACTGTTTATGTTGATGAAGATGGTGTCCGACCCCGAGAGGACTGCCCCGTCGAAGTCATTGACACTTCCCTCCTCCACTGCAAAATAGATAGGCTTTTTTCCGAACAGAGCGGCAACTCGTTGGACGGCAGAGATGCCGGGAACCTTTCCAACAATATCGCCCAGAGGAACTCTTTTCGCTGAGAAGGTTGCTGTGCTTCCTTGTCTTTTGAGGTAGGCTCTGACTTCGCTGTTGAGATCGTCAACCGTTTTGAGCTTGGCATAACTAAAGTCCCTTCCAGTGGTGGTCGTTTGTTGCTCTCTACCCATGCTGAACTTAGCGCCAGCACCAGCGCCGAGATTGTCTTCAGCAGTCTTCTTCATCTGGGAGACTGCTCCAGCCAAGTCGCCGTCATCAACCATTTTGCTCAGCTTGACCACATCTTCTAAGTCAAGGCCGCTCTCTTCATACGCTTTGTTAATGCGCTCCTTAACACGAGCTTGTAGTGCAGGGTCAACTGCTGGCTTTGCTGGTGTTACTTCTTGCGGCTTCGCCCCGCCTTCGACAGGCTGATCGCCACGGCCTGTTTCACCGCCGCCTGTTTGTTCTTTGGCTGTGACGACCCGATCTTCCCTGACTTCTGGAAGTCCCCCACCAACGTCTTCACGTTTTGGCTGACCACCTTTTGTGACTTGCCTTTTTTGAGTGGCATCTGTTTCTCCTTGTTTTGATTTGTAGTCACTGACCAATCTATCGAACGCATCCCCGGCCTGCTGAAGAACAGCCTGATCTGTCTCTCCGTTGTCAGTGAGGGTGTCAATCGTGTTTTGTCGATATGCGCCCAGAGCCTCATCTAATGAAGCGTACTCCCCAACTTGGTCAATTGCCGTATCAAAATTTGTTTTGACGACACCAGTAAATTCGGCTCTTTGTGGTTGAGCCTGTGCACCCGCCGTGACGGCTGGCGCTGCAACAACAGGAGCGGCGGCCTTGCCCTTCTTTGGTTTTGTTGGCTTGGCTGTAGTGGCGGCTGGCGTTTCGACTGGTGCGGCTGGCGCAGCAGCAGTGACTTCTGGAGCAACGGTAGGAACAACCTCTGCTGGTTTCTTGCGTGACTCTACAAAGAAGAACGTGCCACCGCCTTCAGCTTTAGAGCGTTTGCCCTGACGGATGCGAGCCTCAAGACCCTGTCCGGCAAGGGTAGTCTGTGCGTAACCACCACTGCGCTTGCTTGTCTCTTTGTCCACAGGGCCAAGCAGAAAAGTCTCGGCGGCCTGCAATGATGGGAATCTGTTCCCGACCGGGCCTTTGTCTGTCGTGATACCAACCAAAGGCTCGAAGCCCTCTTGTCTGGCGACCAAGTCTTCAGGAGACAGGGCGACCGTACCAGCCTGACCGCCGGTTGTTTCTGGAAGGATGACCGGCTGAGCTTCACCTTCAAGGGTGCGTGTCTCCAAGTTGGGTGTGACGCTGGCTCGCTGGATGACAGGCTCAATTGCGCCAGTGCTTCCACCCACTGCGGTAGAGGCCGTCTCGTCAAATGCAGCGAGGATGTCTGCCTCACGTTGCTTTCTGGTTTCAGCTCTGACTTCAGGAGTTGGGGCTTCCAATTCAACCAGCATGCGCTGTGTTGCCAAAGCCTTAACGATGACATCTTGGAACCTTGGGTCATCACCAGACTCAATGTTGTTGGCCTGAAGGATCGGGCCAATTCTTTCGTCGTCGAACATTGCATCGAACAATTCCTGACGGCCATCGTCAGAAGTCATGTCAGCTTTGGCTTGATCCAGAATCTGTCGGACTCTGTCGGGGGATGTCTTGCCATCTCGGAATGCACCGACCACAGCACCGACCGTACCACCGCCCAAGCCACCCAATGCAAACGCATTGATGTACTCGTTCATAGCATCCTCGCCGGTCAGGGTTTTGCCTGCACCGAAACGCTCGATGGCTGTCTGGAATAATTCTTGGCCGCCTTCGATGCCAACACCAGCCGCGCCACCAATCAGCGCACGACCGGGACGGCCAGCGCCGGGGATATTGATCTTGCCAGCCGCAACGCCCAAGCCAAGGCGATCAACCGCCGCCTCAGACAGACCGGCAATAACGCCAGAGCCAAAGATGCGAGCCAAGTCGCCGCCATCTAACTCACGGCCTTCTTTGCCAGCTTGCTCTTCTGCTTCGCCGTAGATACCGCCAGTTGACTTGATGATCCCAGAGCCAGCCAAAGCAGTAGTAGAACCAATGTTCTTTGCCACATTCTTTGTGGCTTCCTTCAGCATCACATCTGTCGCCGTATCAACTCCAGCCTTCTCTGCCAGACGAGCAGCTTCCTTGGCAACCATGCCCTCGATGAGATTCTTGGCTACGGTTTTGGTTGCTTCTTTTCCAACAGCACCAGCAACAGCACCGCCTACAGCGCCAACAGGCGCGGCAGGGCCAGAGACAGCAGCACCAGCAAAAGCACCGAGAGCAGACGTAGCTACAGTCTCAACGATGTTTCCACCAAGGTAGCCAACGCCATACTGCGCCCAGTCAACCAGCGCACCAAGGTCTCCCTGCTTTGCTTTGGCCCAAGCCTTGGTTACATCATCTGTCTCTTTGGCTGTTGCGCCGATCTCTTTCATTCTGGTCTGGTACTCGCTGAGACCAAACTTCTTGAGGGAGGACATTGAGCCGCCCTCTCCAAAGAGCTTCTCTCCAGCGGCTCCGGCAAATCCAAGTGCGCCGTATGCCAGTGCTGGTGTTTGCTCTAGCGCTACAGCACCACCTCGCAAAAAGTCGCCGGTATCTTCGGCAGGCTTTGCGGCAACAGGCTCTGTAGATGGAACAGTCATCCCAAACTTAGAGTCAAGGATGTTGGAAAGGCTCTGTCTTTTTTCCTGCGGTTGTCCAACATCAGCAGTAGTCTGAGGTGCAGGCGCACTTAACTTTGCGTCAAGGATACTAGCTAATGACATCTTCCCATCTGCCGCAGGGACTGGGGCGGCGGATGTAGATGGAGCAGTCAGGGCTGTTCTTGGTGCAGGCTCGAACCCCTTCGACCTTGGAAGAACCTCGGTGGACAGCGCCTCCTCTTTAGATAAATAAAGAGGGTTTTCTTCTGTTTCATCTAGCCCAAGTAAAGACAGACCTGTTCCCATTGTTGCCTCTTAATCTATGTAGATTTGACTTCCGCCGTAGCTGAAGTAGCTGCGACCGGACTTATCTTTCAAAACACTCGGGTATGTCGTTGACGCAGATTTCGCCGCCCCAATGATAATCCTTGGATCAATCTTTGGATTTAAAGAGGCCAAACCAACAGCGTAGTTTCTTGATCTTGTGTCTGCTGCAACCAACGCTTCCAAGGACTTTTTCTCAGCATCTGTCTTGCCAAGCAAATCCTCCGGCTTAAACATTTTGTCAGCGTACGGGAAGCTCTTATCAATCGTCTCGGCTTTAGCTTTTGCATCTGCCCCTTTGACCTGATCGCCAAGAGCAATCCTCTGGGCGTTTCTAAATGCCAGCGTAGCCCCGGCCTCTTTATCTTTAATGTCAAGCTCACGTTTTTTAAGTTTGACATCTTCCTTACGATTGGCTTCGGCAATCGATAAGTCTTCAGCACGTTTTTGTGAATTAATGTTCAACTCAAGAACTTGCGCTGGGGTTAGTTGATTCAACGCAGATAGCATTGACTGCTGATTCATGGGGCGCATCGAAACTTCGCCTGTCTTGTCGTCAACAACAGCTAGGTTGTATGTGTTGGTCTTTGCATCAAATGTGGTTTTCTTTGGATCAATGGATTTTCCATCATCAACAAATCCATAGACCTTTTTGAGTGCAGGCACTACCTGATCGGGAGAAGCGCCAGCCATAACAAGAGCCGCAGTTTTCTTGCGCTGAAGCTCGTATCCTTCTTCTTCCATCTTCTTAATGTCTCGATCAACCAGCATAGCTGCGCCAAAATCTCCCTTGTTAATGAGCGACTTCTTCATTGCCTCACCAATTAATTGGTACTTCAAGTTGTCAGCAGCACGTTGATCTGCGTACAAACCTTCACCGCCCTGCTTGAAGATGTTCTCTTCTTGCGGGGTGACCGAGGCCGTCTGGGTCTCATCAACTGTTCGCCCAAGTCTTCGAGCCTCCGCTCGGTCGTAACTCATGTCTGATTTCTGTTCGACAGATTGAGTGGCCTGCTGCACTTCCTGAACCTTTGTTGGGTCTGCAAGTTTTGCAAACGCACCACGTCCAAACCTTGCATCCTCCATTACGGTGAGAGCTTCTTTCTTGGCTTCGTCAGCAACCCGCTGTTGCTCCATCTCACGCTCAGCCCTTGTCTTCTCCATAGCGTAACGCTCTTGCTCCATAGCAAAGCGTTCGTCATCTCGTTTTTGAAGAGCCTCTCTGCGCTCCATCTCTTTGACTGTCGAGTAGCCCTTGACAGCGCCTTCAACAAAACTTCCTAATCCTGTTGCCATCATGCGCTCCTTTTGTTAAGTGCCCGGCGGCGCTGAGTTGCGGCAGGCGTGTGTGTTTTCTTAACCAGCTTGTCGAGCTTCTTCACCCCGATAGCTTTAACTGTGTCGGCTGGTAAGACGTACTCACCATCAGACAGCATGGCTGGTATCTTGTCATCAACAGGCCCGCCGGGGCCAGACACCTTCCCACGTCGGCCAAGGCGTTTTGTGCTGCCGCCATCTGCCAGTTTGACAGAACTTCCGAGTTTTCCGCCAAATGCTCCACCCATAGGGCCAGCAAAGTACATACCAGCGGCTTGACCAACAGCACCCAACATCGCGCCTTTGCTTGCTTGCTGTGACTCGTATGCACCCATCCGAGCATTGAACTCTTGGCCGTAGATGTTTCCTGCTGTTCCAAAAGACGAGGAGGCTCCGCCCAACATCTGTCCTGCCTGTCCATAAGATTTACCCATGTACTCAGCCGGTGCTTGGAAAGATCCGCCTGCCGATGTGCCTGCGGCTGCTGCTGTGCCTGCGGCAGCAGTTGCGTTTGAAGCCAAGCCACGACCAAGGGCGGCGGCATCATACAAACGGGCACGACCCATCTCCTCTGCGGCAATCCTTGACTTTGTGGCTACGCCTGCACGGGCGGCTGCCTCGCCTTGACCAAGCTGAGCATTGATGGCTGCAAACCTTGCTGAGTTCGGATTGATGCCGTACTTCGCCATTGTGTCCAAGGCCTGTTGGCGTTGCATCTGGTAAGCCTGAGCCACGTCAGCCATACCCTGAGATGCCAACTCTTCTTGTTTAGCGGGAGTTGCATATGCCTCGGCTTCAGAAACAAGGCGCTTCTCCAATGGGCGGAATGTCTCCCGCTCGTAGGCAGCATACTCTTCGCCACGAGCAGCAGTGTCCGACATGATTTTCTTCTGGGCCTGAGCAATCTCTTTCAGGTCGTCTTTAAAATCTGCATACTGCTCTTTGGAGAAGTTCAAATACTCCATCGCAGTATCTCTTTGCATACGCCCAACTTCAGCCGAGGCTTCTGCGGCAGCAATCTGTCCGGGATTGGGATCTGGAGCATCGTCGCCGCCAAGATCAAAATGGCAAGCTAGTGCCGCACATGCCCCGCCTTGCTCTATAAGGAAGTCAAGTTTTGCTTGAGCAAGTTGTTTCTTGGTTTTGACTTTCATTTCATTTCCTTCATAAAGTTTTCTAACTTATCTTTCTGTGAGCGTAGTCGAAGCTCTGGGCCGACCTCTGCCGCCCACTCAGCGCCACCAATTGCTGATGCCAAATACAAAGCGATGTCTGATATTGAATAGCGAATGACGTGGGCAATTTGTTTTGCGTGATCGTCGCCAGTCTGTAGTTTGTTGGCAACGTGCCAGTTGATTATTCCGGTACTCATTACAGCAGTGATGTCCAACTGATACCTGCGGTATGCTGGGTTTCTTGGCATCTCAACAAGCATCATCCAAAAGACTTGGTTGATTTCCTCGTCTGTTACCGGCTTGTCTTTGTCAATCAGGTTGTCCCATACGTCAGTGATCTTTACAACAGAAAGCACAAGACCTACAGCATCCATGTCTCCACGCATTGCAAATTTCAAAAACTCTATGTCATTCATGGAAGTTCAACCTGAGGATAATTTCGTTTATCTTTGCAACTGCCTGAGTAAGAGTTGCATCTGTCGGTAATGTAGTCAACAACCCTTGACGAGTGCCATTGATGATCTCGATGTTCTCTTTCATCGGAGCCAGTACCGCCGCAAGAGACGCATCCTTGATCGGCAGTAAGCTGGGGATAGCTGGCTTTCTCATAACTCAGCAAGCTCTTTTGCAGTCTCTGCAAACTTAATTGCTTTGATTGGGACATTGCCAGTTACTTTGAATTGCCAACGATCACCCTTAAATCCAGAGGGAAGCCTGTACGTTAGCCTGTTTGTTATTTGTCTTGTTGTTACCAGCACTCCGTTGCAGTAAACAGATATTTGAATAAACCGACTGGACACCTCATCAGGTTGCTCAGTCATCAAAGATCCATTGACGTACATACCATTAACTACATGAGCATTTAGCGCCGCCATTAAATTAACACCAGATGCAAACAGCGCCTGATTTGCCGCAGCTAATGCTGCGTTTTCTGCAATCAAGGCGGCGGCAAGATCAACGTCTTCAAAGTTTGCTTCAACCTGAAGCGCGGAAAAATTTACCGGCCTCGGGAGAATAAATAACTTTGACAGCCACTCGTATAACAAGAAGCTGTTTGCATTTCCTTCCCACTCGTGAATCTTGTCATCTAGAGAAAAATACAACTGAGCAGAAGTGGGATCAACAAACGTCGCTTTTGTATAAACAGATGTTTCTGTCAGTGCAGAGGCCACTTCATTTCTGTCTAAGATAAGACAGCGCTCAATATCATTTGTAACATCTTCCCAGAACAAATAGTACGCACCGTCAAGAATTGCCCCAAGCATGGTCGCTGGTTTTTTGCGTTGCCATTCGTCACGAGTAAATAATCCGCTCGTAGCTAAGCCAGCAAAGCCTTGAGCAATCTTTACGATACCGTTTGGCGATGCATACATAACGCCAGTGTCATCAGAGACAATTGATCTCTTGGAGACACAAGGCTCAAACAAAGGAATCTTTGCTTGAGACATTGACTGCGGAGTTGAGCCGCTGATTACGAATGGATTTCCTCGTGTTGCAACAACAACAGATTCTCCAAAGCAGCCAATGCCAACGATAGGGTATTCAACGGTAAGAGAGTATTCGGCAGGCCAAGCGTGCGGCACGTATGGCTCCGAGAAATAGATTTCGTTTTCTCTGAACCCAACCAAGATGCCGTTTGCCATCGAGGAAATGCCCTGCATGTCAGATGGTGGTGGGTTATAGTTAGATGACTCTAGCGCCCCGCCAAGCTGAACAGCAGTCTTGGTATCTGAATAAGATGCTGTTCCAATGGCAACATCGGCTACTTTTAAATAGATGGTGCTGGTTGTTCCAGACACGGCACGGTAGATTCTTTTTGTTGTTATGTTGTAGTCACCGGCAGGTGCTGCTGTTCCTAGCCCAGACACAGTGACAGTGCCGCCCGGAAGAACAGATAGGACAGATGAGGCAGGAGATGGGGCTGACTCCTCTTCAATTGTTCCGAAGAGAGAGATGTAGGTAAATAGATAAACACGACTCTCTGCCGTGCCAGATCCACCGGCAGCAGATACAGTTGGCGCTGCCGTTGGTGCAGGCACACCCATCTCATAGTAGTCGCCGGGGAATGGAGCAGACCCAGTTTGTGAGAGAGTTGAGTTTGTTTTCTTTGGTGTACCTGATCCTGTGTAGTAGATTGGATCTTCGCCAGTATCAAAGATTGGACTCGGGACAACATTTACATCTGTTATCCACGAAAGCCACAAATCATTTCCTGATGAATCTCTGTGCTTGTAAATGGACAAAGCGCTTGCAACGATGTTGTTTGCCCCAGTAACATCGTTCTGCTTATTCCATGCCCGAAGCTCTCCGCTATATAACTTGGTGTTGATTGCTGTCTCAGCCTCATTGTCTTTCAACAAAGCTACGCCAACCCTCGGGGCAATACCAGCAAAAGCAGATAACTTCAGTCCAGCCATTTAAGCAACCAATCCATTCAAGTAGGTCGTCTTCCCAGCAACTTTGGTGGCAGTCAATTCCTGCTTCTTCAAGTTGTTCGGATCGTAACTGACATGTACCCAGCCGCTGTCTGGAATTCCCGGTGTGTAGAACTCAAGAATCAACTGTGTATATTCCAGATTATCCATGATCCACTGCGCTAAGTCAGCATTTGCTACACCCGGAATCTCAATATCGGCTGCCATCCCCTTGCAATGGTCTGAGGTCTTCGATCCTCCGACTGCTGCATTTGACTCGGGAGAGCGGAACGCAGAATTCACCTTGACACCTTTACTGTAGTGGTCACGGACAGGTTGTAATACTTTCTCGCACAAAAGACGAAGGTTCTCTGTCGTTTCGTCGTCGGGCGTGTTGTCGAAGCCCATGCGTAGGGCTGTCTCTGACTTGGTCAGTTCGTGCAGGCTGAAGTTTGCTGAGAGGTTCATTGTTTACTCCTTAGGGTTTGATAGATGGTGTTGTATGCGTCGATGCAGGCGTTGAGTTGTCGGGTGTTGGCATCTCCTTGGTCGGTGATGGCGACAAGAGATTGAGCAGTCGTTGCGTCAAGTTCGGCTCCTGCTTGAACGCTATCTCCGGAGGGAGGGGTGGAATCTCCGGAGGTTTGTATGGGGCAGATGGGGGTTTTGACAGGAAGGCGCAGCTTGAGAGCGCCAGAGGCAAGAGCAGCGTCACGCTCCTTTGAAGCAAGTTTTGCGTCATAGTTGGCTTTCTGAAGTTTGGTGGATTGGGTTTGAATTGCTGAGACTAGGATTTTCTCCTTCTCTCTGGCCTCAGCATTGAGTGCGGCAATCTCAAGTTGCTGACGAGTTACCTCATCCTTTGAGCCTTTCCAATACCCACTGCCAAACGAACTCAGCACCGCCAAGACGATGCCAAGAATCACGTATGGGTTAAATATGCTCATGGCTTTGGTGGCTCATCAGAGTCAGAGTCAGCGTCTGCTTTGGCATAAGCCTTGGCGCTGGCCGACACAGCAGAGCGCCCCGCTACACCACCCAGCACACCAGTGATGAATACCATAATGGTGTTGATCTGTTGGGTGTAGACCTTGTCGATTGCTGCCATGCCTGACATTGGTTGAGTCACGAATGACACGCTGTAAAGGAACATGGCGACAGATCCAAGAAGAATCATGGTCAGGGAAAAGATTACGACCGCCCAAATGCGGACTTCAATTTCTTCAGCAGTCATGCGGTTGTTAGGTTTGTATCCAATGGTAGGCATCACTTTTTCTCCTGTGGTGGTTTAGTTAATTGCTCTGGGCAAGTCTCTGTGGCTGAACATATTGGCGGCTTACATTCAGTGTTCTGCCAATTCTGCGGGTCTTGGCACGGGTATCTGAATCTGTCCTCACAGGCAGACAGTAGAACCAGCGCCATTAAACAAACTATTTTCATTTATCCTTCTCCCTTTCTTTCTGTTCAATCTGTCTTCTGAGTTTCTCTACCTTCTCAACCTGATCCTTGGTCTCATTCTTTGCTTCGAGTATGTCAAGATAAAGAAACCCCATCAATGGCAGCAGCAAAGCGACCAGCACACAAGCAGCAATCCATCCCATTATTTCTTCCCCAATTGACCTACGAACAGGAGCCACATCCAAACGTACAGGAGGAATATAGAAGTCACTACTAGGAACCCTAGTTTTAGCTGGAAGTTTCTTTCCTCTTCCTTGCGTTGCCATGCTTCTTGCCTTTTAATTGCTTCTTGTTTTAGCCTTGCTTGTGTCTGCTCTTCTTGAATAGTCTCCCTCATGTTGAACACTTCAGAGTACAAAGCCCCCATTTCAGGAGGAGACTGGTACACCATGCATTCACGAATTTGAACTACCAACTCAGCCATCTGTTGCTGAGCCATCACACGTTTTAGCGCCGCCTCCATGTGATTCTGTTCTGGGTCATAGACGTTCTTTGACTTTTCTTCTTCTTCTCTTATGTGAGCCTCAAGCTGTTCTTGGATTTTAAAGAAGTCAGTAAGCTGTTTGACAATGTTGACTTTTACTTGGGTCTCGTCGACGGCAACGAACTTCTCCTTCTTTTTTGCCACAGGCTTGCTTTGGGTCGGCTTTGGCGCACCGCCAAACATATTTGCCAGCTTCCCCCAAAAGCCATATACCTCCTGTGCAATTCCAACAGCCTCGTCAACCGTTGCCTTAACCTCCATGAAAGATGTCTTAACTTGCTTGTATAACTCGCAACCCTCTTTGATGGCGGCAACGCAAGCATTTGCAGCAAAGAGGAGGGAGATCGGATCAATTTTATTTTCCTATACAAACCATGTCACCATAGAATACCGCGTACCTGACAGAACCGGCAAAATTTCATGCGGGAACATAAAATTAGAAGGAAACAAAATAGCCGCCCCTTTTGGTAATCTTATGGTCGTGTTGCGGTCAAAAAAAGCAAACTCCCCGCCTTCGTATCCGTCGTTAAGAGCGAATGAACAAGAAATACAACGAGCGTGTTTTTCGTAAGAATCTGTGTGCTGGGCGTAAAACTGCCCTGTTTCGTAACGAAGTAGTTGATACCCGGTATCTCCTCTAATTTGAGCTTTGGGGTAAATCTCTAAATATTTTTGTAGCGCAGACCCCGCCGCTCTAAATAGCATTGCATCAAGCTGCGCTCTGATTTCTGTATTTTTGTTTATTATTTCTTTGGACAAAAAAATAGCCGAAGCAGATCGAATATTTTTGTTGACCACATCGTTATCGACAACTGTGTCTACCCATTCACCTGAGCCACTGAACTCATTGAGCAAAGCATCGCACAAATCCAATGGGACAGTGTTTTCAAAAACTTTAATGTAGTCTTGAATCATCTGCTACCCCTACGGACGTTCTTTGTAGTTGAGAAACTGTGTCAAGGTCTTGCGATATTTGCCCTCTTGTGATTGGACAGGCTCCACCTCATGCAGGACGCATCCGGGGAAAATAACTGTTTTATTTCTGACTGGCAATATGCGCACGCCAAATTCCGGAAATACAAGGTCGCCCCCAGTAAACTCATCTTCGCCAATAAACGTAACAATCGTAAAAGGCGTGCCATCATAGTGGCCCAAATAGCCTTCATTGTTTGCATACACATTCAGCAATGTTGTACGCCTATTTGTGTTTTTAAGGTGCATGTAGTTTGCTGAAGTCTTTTTGAGTTCATCGACAATTTCTGGGATGGACGTCTTTGTGACCAGACGAAGTATCCCGGCGTTTTGCCACTCTGGGCTGTAATAATTATTTAAAAGCAGCCCCCGCCCTGTCTTCAAGATTCTTTCATCCTGTGTTTTTGCACTGAATGTTTCCTCAGGGTATTGCAACACACCCAAGTTGATTATGTGATTTACCTCATTTTCAATTTCTTCCAGTTCCTCAGGAAGAAATAAATCGTCAACGATGGCGTAATCAAGCGCCTCAACTCTGTGGGCAGTTACTTGCATGTTAAGCAGTCCTTTTCCACATATACACAGTGATATATGGCTGGTAGTTAGCATTTGTGCCACTTGAACCAGCAGAGTCAATTATTGTTGTAATATTTGCTGTTGATGTGCCTACATTTACATTTGTTTGAGACGGTATTCCAATACCGGGTTGGCCTCCTCCCGCGCTATATTGAAAAAATCCGCCAATATTTCCGTCTTGTACGTGGGTATGCCCTGAATCCGTAGAAGTTGCTGTGTGAGTGTGGCTAACAGTAATTGCATCTGCACTACCGCCTTCTTCTCCAACAGTGTCAAACAGTGCATTGCTTGAGTCAAAGCCAACCATGACCTTACCAGCCGCAAATGCAGTCCATGTGCCAAAACCAAGCAATGTTGCAGGGTTAGTACTAACAGAAGCATTTGTGTAGATAGATCCAACTGGATACGAGGCTGCTAATGCCGCTTGTACAAATGCAGTAGATGCGGCAGATGTATCACTGTCACCAAATGTTTGAGTTGGAACAGCTAGAGTCCCAGAGACTGTTGCCGCTCCAGAAATTGTGACAGTACTGCTAAATGTATTTGCCCCAGAGAACGTATTTGCTCCGGAGAACGTATTGTCCTTGTCTTGACCAGCAAAGTTATTCAACCCAGCCGCAGTAACTCGCAAAGAAATATTATCCCCGCCGGTAAAAGATCTACCTGTCGTACCCTCTTGTGCGCGAACAACTGTTAAAGAATCTGTCGATCTAGCAGTTACTTTAATAATCTCAATGTTGTTGCTGGAGTCAATGATGGTGGCGTAAAAGTAGTCACCTGATGACAGAGTGGGGAACAGAGCGCCCTGACCAGAAGCAACAGTTACGGTTGTGGCCGTACTGTTGATTGAGGCAGATAGCGCGGCTACGGCGTTGTTGGTAAATTTCTGTTGAGCCATTATTACTCTCCTTGTGGGGGATTATCTGCGGGTTCAGGGGTTTGTGCCGCTTCTGCCAAGGCCTGAGCCTCGGCCGCCTGAGCCGCTACTGCCGCATCATGGGCCGCCTGTTCTTCAGGTGTGTATTCAACAATTGAGGTCACGCCTGTCTCTACATTAACTACGATTCTGTGTGTCATGGTTTAGCCTTCATAAAGAATGTTGATTGAGCCAGCGTCAAAGGTGTCTGTGCCGTTGACTGTAGTGATGCGTACCATATTTAAAACACCAGCTAAAGTAACAGAGCTACCTACAACACCTATGTAGTTGTTGCCAGAATAGCCTAGTGAACCAGAAAGAGCCCACACATTTGACCCAAGATGAACGCAAGTAACCACTCCGTTCATGGTTGCGCCTGGTTGAGTTAAAAGTGCTGCTCCGGTTGTATATTGAGTGACACTTGTGCTACTTACTGAATCAGCAACGCCACCACTACCAAGATAGCCTGATGTTGTAGGGCTACCACCAGTACCAAGTCTAAATTGTATTGCCGATCCTGTCGTGCTAACACGGTTTAGTGCAATCGTTATACGCTTAACCCAAGACGGTATCCCAGTAAAGTCAATGCTTGTACCTGATGTAGAGGCAACAGCAGTGCCAGAGGTAATCCCCAGTACCGCACCTGAGTTGATCGTGACGCTTGCTGATCCATCAATAATTACGCTCATGCCCATGCCCCTACTGAAGTGTTAGAACCAGATGCGCTAACTGGTGCAATGCGGATGTAGCTACCAATGGCAGTGGAGTAAGCCCCTCCGGGGGCGGCTGACAGCGCGTACTGCGGAATGAATGTACCGCCAGCGTTGATTGATACTGTTCCTTTAATAACAAATGAAATAAATAAGTTTGCAGAAGTTTGTGCACCAGTTATCACAGTGTTACTTGCAGTTTGAATAAACATCTGGTAGTCTGCTGTTGCTACAACAGTAAAGCTAGTGCCGCTGGGATTTTGAACATTCAACCTGTACCCAATATTATCTACTGATGCCGTGCCCCCAAACCCCACCCCAAAAGTGTGCGATGTTGTTCCAGTAGATTTGCTTACAGCAACAATCATTTCAAACTCATACACAGTGCTTGCTGACAGTGTGACACCAACACCAAATATGCTTTGTGCTGTGTTTACATTTGATCCAACAAGCGCAGAATTCAGTCTGTAATACTGTTGAGTCGGCACAATGCCTCGCTGTGTGCCGATAGGTGTGCCGGTAAAGATCGGGCTGGAATACTCAATGTTACCAGCGGCTGCTGTGCCAATCAACGTTTCAGAGGTTAAAACAATTGCTGACATGATTATCCTTCGAGTAAGAGGTTTATAGTGCCAGCAGATGGAGTAGTGTCAAAGGTGTCAGTGCCGTTGACTGTAGTGATGCGGACTCGGTCAAGAACACCACCAAGCGTTATATCTCCAGCACCAATGCAAGATATATTTGTCGTATTTCTAAAAGAACTACTAGAAACCCATGTATTTCCAGAAATTAATGTCAAAACCATATGCCCACTAGTTGCAGATGCCGCTTGATTTGAATTTAAGAAAAATCCAGATGTTGCGCTGGATGTCGATAAAGTTGAAGCACCCAATGAGGTGGAATTGGAGGCGTACCCAGAATTAGATACAGAACCAGAGCCTATTTGCACTTGAGGCAAAGAAGTCCCGCTTGTACTCACCCCACTAAACATGACCGTCACACGTTTCACCCATGAGGGGATGGAATTGAAATCAATAGAAGTTTGCCCCGCACAAGTTACCGCTGTTGCCAATGTATTGACAGAATTTGTTGCAGTAGCAGCAAGCAAAGTCAGCGTGTTTGTACCCGCAACAGCAGGGGCATTGACCACAAGCTGCCCTGATGTATCTCCTGCTAAAGCAAATCCAGCCATCTTGATTCCTTAAAGAACAACCCAGCGTGATCCCGCTGGAATGGTTACTGTGACACCGGCATTCAATGTGATCGGCCCGACAGACATGGCACATGCCCCTGATGTGATGGTATAGCTGACAGTCACCACCTTGGTGTTTTCGTAGATCGGCACTGACGGGTTGAACGCTTGTCCACTGCCGTCACCCACCATTGAAGAAGCTACTTTAGTTAATGCCATAATGTTTACTCATAGAGAATGTTGATTGAACCAGCGTCAAAGGTGTCAGTTCCATTTACGGTGGTGATGCGGAGTTGAGTAAGGGTGTCGGAGAGGGTTTTTGTGCCAGAGCCAAAACCACCTCTTGCAGTTGTATCGTTAATATTACCCGCACCAACCCAAATATTACTACCTAGTGTTGTGAATACATACATACCGCTAGAACTCTGAGTGGCTATAGCTACAGTGGAAACTAAAAATCCCGCAGTTCCATTTGATGTTACTGGGGTAGCATTTGTTATATAAGACATTAAAGAGTTATAGCCAGTTGTTTCTATACCCCCAGAATCCCCTAATTGAACTTGTAAAAAAGATGTGCCGCTTGTACTTACCCCATTAAACATGACAGTAATGCGCTTCACCCAAGATGGGATGCCTGTAAAGTCAATACTTGTTCCAGATGTAGACGCTTGTACAGTACCACTAGTAATTAACGATCCACCTGAGTTTGCATTTGAGCCTATTGCGGCTAGATTAACTGCTTTTGTCATGTTGTTTACTCATATAAAATGTTAATTGAACCAGCATCGAATGTGTCAGTGCCGTTTACTGTGGTAATGCGGACTTGGGTAAGCGTGTCGGATAGAGTTTTTGTACCGCAAAACAAATACTGAAAAGCAGAGCCAATGTTATACGCACCTAACAAAGCCCATGTATTTGACCCCAATAAAGAAAATACAACCTGACCATTTCTTGTTTGGGTTGAAGAAGTGTCGCCTGTACTGTCAAAACCAGAAGTTGAATAAAGGGTAGAAACTGTCGAGCCTATTTGAGTACAAGTTCCAGCATACCCAGTTGTTTCTATTCCACCAGCGTCACCAAGTTGTAAGCGTATAGTGCTTGACCCATTTGTACTGACGCCATTAAACATGACAGTAATGCGCTTCACCCAAGATGGGATGCCTGTAAAGTCAATACTTGTTCCAGATGTAGATGCCTGCACAGTGCCAGAGGTGAGAACACCTACACCTGTCGGCGTACCCGCTGTGACTGGGCTGGTCAAT